CTTACTCTAACAATATAATATGTTGTACCATCTATAACTTCTTCATTAACGTCACCATCATAACTACTTAAACTAACACCATAACCGTCTGAATCAACAACACTTTCAATAAGTTCTTCCTTATTAATAAAATCATGGTCAATAATCCATTGAAAATAATCCATACCCATAAAATTACTTACAAAACTTTCTATGTTACTTGTATATTGATATACTTGGTCATCAATTATTTTGTCAATATCATTTTGGTCATAGTCACCATCAGGGTTATCATTTATTTCCTCAATTTCGTCTGGTATTTCTAAAAGTCTGTCTTCTATTTCAAAAATCATATCATTAAACGCATCGTATTGTTCTTCCCAATCTTCATTTCCAGTATCATACGCTTCTTTTTGAGTTTCAAGTTCGTTTCTTTTGGATTCTAATTCAATTTCCTCTTGTTTTAATTTCGCAATTTCTTCTTCTTGTGAACTACTTAAGTTTTTACTATCGTCATCTAAATAAACTTCAGGATTTTCATTAACATCATGGTCAAAGAAATCTCTAATATATGACTCAACACCATCTTCGTCTATATGGTTTTCAACAAAAGAACGGTTAAACCCTGCAATACCAATATCGTCCAACATGCTTTCAACCGCCTCACGTGATGCTTCTTCCATTTCACCTTCATCACCAACCGCCCATTCAGTTCCATCAACCATATTTTCAAATTGAGTTAAACCATAATGCCCGTATTGGACAGGTAATAAAACGTAAACATCCGATAATTGTTCAAATTCATCTAATTCTTCTTCTACCGCCGCCATATCCGCAATTAAGTCAGTATCTTCATATGCATTTTCTTGCGAATCATATTGTCTTTGGTATTCAGCCAATTGTCTTTTAGCACGGTCAAATTGTGCCTTAAGTTCAGGTGTCAATTCTTCTAACTCACCTATTGAAACTAAGTATTTAAACAATGCATTTGCTCTTAAACCAATGTCATCAGTGTCTTCAATATCCCACTCATTAGTTTGTCTTCTTTGTTCGGCTAGTTCCAATTTTTGTCTTTGTATTCTTTCATTAGCCTCTCTGTTTAATCTTTGTCTTTCTTTTTCCGCTAATTCTTTGTCATTCCATATTTTAAGTTGGTCGGCAAATGTTGTACTAATGTATGAATTAATCCTTGATAATATCTTTTCTAATTTTTCGGTTCCAAAAATCCAACCTGTTCTAAATGAATCATCAGGAGCGTTATAATAAGTTTCAGTACCATCAAATTTTTTCAGTAATGCAACTTTATATGTTGGGTCCGATGTTGGTTTGGTTTTACTTACAAAGTAAAATAATTTACCGTCTTGGTTATATCTATCGTAGTGTCCTGAGTCACTAGCAGCAGTACACCATTTTGTACCTGAACCAAAATAACAAGATGATTTATGTGTTTTAGGTGAAACAACAGTCATTTCATCATCTTCATAAACCACATCAGCATCATCAACTGTTTTAATTTCACGTCTTATACGGTTGTCATAATCATCCAACACTTTTTTAAGTGTGCTAATCTTATCATATTGGTTAATATCTTTTAAACTTAAATTTTGGCTAACAGTTGAAAACTTTTCTAACAGTTTTACCACAATGTTTAAATCAGTATTAAAGTTTTTTGGGTTTACCACTTTACCCAAAAAGTTAAGGTATTTGTGTTGACCCGGTAATACGTCTGACTTATCAATAATGGCACGTAATTGTTCTTCAGTAAATTTATTTGAAAACTTCTTTGCAAAATCTTCTTTTCTACCCTCCAATATAATTTGAACTAATGACATTTTTTTATTGATAAATATTCAGTTTTTACTAATATAAAAAATAAGGATAATATTTATAGTAATAAACTCAATTAAATAATACAACTATGGGATGCGGATGCAAAGGTAATCAACCAGCTCAACCACCTGTTCAACAGCCTCAGACTACAAACGAAGCAGTTGCAAATGTGGTTAAAAAAACTGTTGAAAAATACTATCAACAAGTTAAAAAGTAAGTAGTGTTAAAAGAACTTTTCAAGGGAGGATGAAAATCTTCCCTTTTTTTATATTTATAATCAATGGACATTGAACAATTAATTAAGGACGGTGATACCGAAGAATTACAAACAGTTATAAAACGTTATTTTAATAACGACTACGAATTGTTTTTTAAATATGTTATAGACGAAGGTTATATTGAAATGTCAGATGATATTGATGATTCAATATATGATTTATACCCAAAAAATATTATTAAGTATTGGATGGTCAAAAACCCTGAAAAAACAATTGATTATATAATTGACAGACATTTAATTGATGTAAAAAAAGAAGACGGAAAGTATTATATGGAATTATCTGATTTGTCAGATTTAAAATTCTTATTCCGTTCTGATGCCAAAAATTTTGTTGAATCAATTTTGTCAAATGATTACGACCCATATCATTATAGTTTTTCTGATTTTGGAATGGAACTTTCTAATTTAATTGGTGATTTAGACACAAAAAGCAAAATTGAAATGTCCAATTATTTAAGTAAACATGTGGGCCAGTTTGTTGAATATAATGGTGATGATGATACAATATCATCCTATGTTGAGTCTGATGAATCTGGTGATATGTTTAAATTAACACAAGAAAGGTTAGAGGAAATAATGGGTGATGATGATTCTATAGCCAGTTTATTAACTGACTCGCCTGAATTTCATGAGTTAGGATTTTTATTAACAAACGCTTATGGGGATGCGTATTCAACTGCCGAAAGAGACGCATACTATAACAAAACAATGGATGAGTTAAAAGATTTCTTTGAAACGCAAGATTTGGGATATTGGGAAACAAAAGAGGGTTTTACCTATGATAAAGAAGGTAAAAGAATTCCAAGAATGAAAGACATCTATTTTGTTAATATTACAAAGGTTATAAAACAAATGATTATAGATACTGTTGACAACAACATGTCTGATTTCGATGAGTATAACGCTTTTGATAATTTAGGTAGTTTTGAGTGGATATTAAAAGAATATTATGCAGATGAAATTAGACTTAATTTAGATAGAGTTAGTCCTGACTACGGAGATATAGACACATTATTTAATGAATATTTCCGAGACAATATTTAACATTTTAAATTTATCATCTACCATTGTTTCATGTCAAATGAAAATGTAATCTACAACCCATATTACGGGGACAATTTATGTAATCTACTAGCGAATTCAATAGTTGAAAAAATTAAATCCGTTGACCCAAAATTATACGTCAACATATCTGTTACCAACGTAAATAGTTTTTTTATGACCTGTGGTGAAACAGAATACACAGAACCATTAGACATTACCGAAATATTCAATAGTGTCATGGAGAACGTCCCTGAACCCTTAAAAATGATTGTTAAAGTATTTGACTTAATATCATATAATACCAAAAGAGTTTCAAGTACAATTTTATACACAGAACATTTTTCAAAATACAAAAAAACATTATCTGAAAATTTTACAAAGTATTCTGAAATACTCAAACTAAATAAAAAAGAATGTTACACCAATATCAAATGTTTTAATACGGATGTTTATATTGAAACGATTTCAAACGTAAATGAAGTAAAATTACCTAAGGGTTATATAGATTGGAAACCCAACACCAAAGTCTTTACCTCGTTACCAATTTTTGGTAAAGACTTAAACAGTGAAAAATACATTTACATGTTGTTCAGATACATCGCACATACCTTGTTTGAAGCTGGGTTGTGTAATGTTGTAAAACTATCTGTTAATACAAATAATCCTGTGGACCAATTGTATTGGGATAATGTTAACTTTGAAATTGATAGTGAATATTTCTTAACTTCAAAGAAGTGGACTGAAAGTTTAGTTTTGGATATTTTTAACTTTGAGGTTAATAAAGTTATTGAAGATTTAAACTTAGAAGTTTATGACTTTGCCAATGAAATTCTTCACGAGAATGAAAATTACCCTTGGCTTAGAAATGATAAGTTAAATGATATTGTACTGGTTTAAACTCGTTTGGAGTAACCAACAATTTGGTAGAAATCTTTTTTACCATCACAGTAATCCTTAACCAATTGGAGTAATGTTTTAAACATAAATGCCCCTGTGGTTTGTTTTTCACACTTGGTGAATAATTCAATAAAGGCTGTCAATGTTTCAATAGAGTAATATCCGTGTTGATTTAAACTATCATAATCAAAAGTTGGGTAAAACAATAACTCGTAGTTATTCCTTTCATCCACACTATTAAATGGTTCGGTTCTTTCGTAATAATCCAACATTGTCTGAACATATTCCCCAACAATTTTTTTACTGTATTCACACTTAACTAATAGGTCAACAATCCAATGTGTGTGACTTGGTGTACGTAACCTTTGACCTTTTGATTTGTATTTCACAATGAAATCTAAATCAGGGTTTTCACCACGAAATCCCTGATAGATTCCAATTGCCGTTCCATCACCAGTAACATAATACTTTAAAGGATTATGTCTTACGTCTTTTCCTTTTTCTTTATATGACAAGTCCATATTGATTAAAATATTTTAATTTGACTATTTTTCTTATCATAATCTTCAAGTCGTTTTAAAGACATATCAATATATTCTTGATGTATTTCAATTCCTACACAATCTCTATTTAATTTTTTCGCTGATAACAATGTGGTACCTGAACCCAAAAAAGGGTCTAATATCTTGTCCCCAACAAAAGAATAATATTTTACAATTTTATCAGAAAGTTCTTCAGGGTATGGCGCTAAATGTTTTGAGTGTGTTTCAGGATTTATATACCAAACATTACTTCTTTCATAATCATCAGTTACTAATGATTCTTTTAAGATATCTCCAGAATATGAACGGACTATTTTATCTATCAAAAAATTTGCAGGTTTTTGAAATACAAATATTGTTTCTGAAACTAAATTAGGTTTATAAGCAACCGGTTTTCTGTGTTGAAAAAACCCACCATTTCTATTTATAGCAGAACCTTCTGGTTTAACCCATAAAATATCTTCAAGATATTTCCATCCAATTTTTTCCATTATTGAAAAAAAATGAAACGGTATTGGTAGTCTTTTGCTTTCGGAATTTCTATTAATTCTTTGGACTATTACTGGTGATAAATTAACAACGCACATGCGTCCCTCTTTAGTTATTCTGAAAACTTCCAAAAAAACTTTTTCTAAAAAAACTAAATAATCATCATATGTAGGCCATTGTGAATATGATTTAGCGTTATAATATGGTGGTGATGTCCATGTTAAATGAATAGATGAATCAAGTAATTCCTTTAATTTTAATTCACAATCACCTAAAATTATTTCATGTTTCATTAATTAAATTTTCTACTAGTTGGTTTAGTGTTGGAACAATCTCCATTTTCAATACTCTTACGATTATGACAAAGTTTACAATAAGTCCTTACATTGTAAATATCGTTATTATAGTGATTGCCATCTATATGGTCTAAGTCTAAGCACCCAATTTCAAATCCATCCCAACTTTCTTTATTGGGTACAGGACATTTAAAACCTAAATGACCATCAATATTTTCACAATATTTCTTCTTATGAATTGTAATCCCTTCTCTAATTATACCTTTTTTTCTATCGTCTTGACATTTAGAACATTCTGTTTTAAAAGACCAATTAGACCAACTTCTTACAGCAACTTTATTTTTACAACCAACATTCACACATTTAGGTAATTCATTACCCATTTCATAAAATTTGCGTTTTTGGATTTCAGAAATTTTCATAATACAAATATAGTTAAAATATTTAAACAAACAAAAAACCCCAAGATTTTTCTTGGGGTTCATATAATTCAGTTACCTTACCCGTTAATAAAGTTCTTGACTTTTTCTAACGCTTCTTCCAACTCTTGGAAATCTCTATCGGGTGCCATTGCTGAATGTTCAACCAATTTACCATCTTTAAGTTTCACACCTAAAAGTGCTGGTACATAATCATTTTCAACAATCTTTTGAAATTCTTCGTACTCTTCTTCGTACTCGTCAATATCTCTTACTTCATAATCAATGCCACTCTCATCAAGAAGTTTTTTCATGTCTTGACAATGAGGACATCCCTCCATAGTAAAAAGATATAATTTAGTTATCATAATACTTGTGCCGCTTCAATAAGAGCTTGTTCACTCATCATACCTGTTTGTGTTCTTGTGTTTTGTCCACCTGAATAAAATTTAAGGGTTGGAACCGCTCTTACACCAAGTGAACTTACAAGTTCTGAATCGCTCTCAATGTTGAATTTATAGACACTAACGTCTGAGTTTGATTCTTTTAGTTTACTTGAAACTTTTTCAAGAATCGGTGATAATACCTTACATGGTCCACACCATGATGCATACAAATCCAAGATGAATTTTTCATTGGATTGTAATTTTTCTTTTAGTTGTTCTGTTGTTAATTCCATTACTTAATTATTATTCTTCAAATTTAATTTTATACTTTCTCATTGTATTTGCCGCTAACGTAACCGAATCTTTTCTGGTTGCATCATATAAAAAATATAACTCAAAACTATCAACACTTCTATTCAAAAAAATGTCATAGTCAGTTGTGTTGTAATACAACTCAAATTGAGTCCCTTCACTAGTAACTCTTTCAAATACAGGTTTGGCTTTAGATTCTTTTACCAAATCAACGGATACAAATCCATAATCCCATATTGATGCAATAGGATTTGTATGTAAATGTTTATACAAATCCAATATGTGTAAAGGGACCCCTATGTTATTATCCTTGTCCACGTGATTTCTTCACATAATTCACTGATTTTTTATGGTTAGAAGTTTTTGTTTTAGCGTGAACGCCAGGACGAGAGATTTTTGCTTTTTCTTTGTACTTAGCAGAAAAGTTTGAGCTTGATTTTACGGGTTTCTTTGCCATTGTCTTATATAATTATCTATTGTTTTGTTTCACAAAGTTAATACTTAAAAATTAAAAATCCAAATCAAAATTAAAATTGTTTGATGATTCAACTGTTTTGTCCCATTGTACCAATCCAATATAATATTGACCTAATTGTGAGTCATTTGGTTCTTTAAGTATCATTTTTCTTTTAACTGTCTTATTGTTAATATATTGTGTTTTCATAAACATTTCAAATGTTTCAGAGTTCAAGGCTTTATTAACTTGTCCGTCCAAAATTTCCATAATATGATTCCAAGATTCAGGAAGTGATTTATTAAATTTACCCAAATATTGAACTCTTGTTATATTCAACTTTTTCTTTGATGGGTCATAGTTTAACATATATTCAATTGTTCCTCTTTCCACCCCATTTGCATTTCTTAAAGAAACTATAACACTTGGACATTTATCAATATATGTTCTTACACAGTTATTTTGATATGCGCTTTCCTCATTATATTCATCAGAAGAACGTAATAACACTGGTTGGTATTCAATACCACTGAAATCATATATTGATTGTTCTACGTTGTCCACAAACCCATCATTATAATTTCTTACATGGTACCCTTGTTTATATGTTGATATTAAAACGGACCAATTAGCATGTTCGGTTACAAAATCATCAATTGTTTTAGCGTTTAGTGAAACTTGTTCACCGTATGTTTTTAATTGGTTGTAATACATTATATGGTCGTTCAATGTATTTTGATTAATATCACCATTTAATTGCCATTTGAAGTATGTAAATATTTTTTCTTTTTCACTTTTGGTGAAGTCATCAGGAAAATTATACATACAGTTGTTACTTGGTTGATTTAATAAATCTAATATAATTTTATTTTGATAAACTTTATCATAACCAAAATATTTTATCGTATACCTAAGAGAGTGGATATTTGTATGATTACACACATGCAAATTTTTCTTAATTTCATTACCACTAATACCGTGATGTGACATGAAGGCATCAATAAATTTTAAGTTATGTTTTTTTAAAACGTTGAATTTTGGTAAATGTTCTAAGTATTGTACATCAATAAACGCATTAAAATTATTAGGTAATTTGACACCTTTTTTAAGTAAGGAATACCTAACTAAACTTTTAGCTAATTCAATATTATTCATATCATAGTTTATTTCAGGAAAATTATGAAATCCCAATGCGTATGAAAATTCTGATAATAAATTTCTTTTTATTGTACCATCATGAAGATTGTTTTTATATGGTGATGTAATCATTGAGAGTTGTTCTGAAATCATCCCAAGATAATTACATGGATTCTTTCTTATTACCTTTGTAAACTTTCTTTTGTTTTGATAATTTAAAATGTGACCAACATAAAAATCGCCAGTCCTTCTATTAACTGTTAAAAAATAACAATTTTTTATTTTACCAAAAAACCTAATACCAACTCTTCTATGGTAAACTGAAATAAATAATTTCAAAGATAGTTTATCACCACTTTCCTCTAAAACAATCATTTTATTTCTTTGGGTGACGGCACACATTAAATTTGAATAGTTTTCTAAAAAACTTTCTTCATCGTGATGTGATTCCCCTGAAAGTTCAAAAATACCTTTTCGTATTTTTGATTTATCATAACCCCTATAGTTTTCAAAAACAAGATGGTCCTGATAAAGATGAGTTTCATAACTTTTAAATTCCTGTTTAAAAATTTCTTTTTTTTCCATTAGTTTAAGAATATATCACCGTAAGGTCCTTTTAAGATAAAATTTTCAACTTTTTCTTCAACCCTGTCTTTGGTAAGGATTAACATAATATCAATTAATTGTTTTTTGGTCAACTCTAAATCCTCACCTTTGTCATAGTTTTCTATAACCGTACCCTCAACCAATTCAAAAAACATATCCTTATCACCATCACCAATTAAATTAATTAGGTCATTTGGGTTGTTATTAAAAAATGATTTAAAGTTGGACAAATATATTTGAACATCAACATTCATACTACAAAGGTAAACAAAAAAAAGGGTTAATCAAAAGATTAACCCCAAATTCTCAATTTCACTTTCAAATCCTCAGGAAGTTTTAAGCTATCACATCCTTTGAAGTTCACCAATTTAAGATTTGGTAAATCTTTCAAACATTCAGGAATTGATTTAAGATTCTTGTTGTTTGGAAGTGACAAGTATCTTAATTTCTTACAGTCACATATTTCAGATGGTAATTCACTAATCAATCCATCAATGTGAAGTCCTTCAAGGTTTGTTAATCTACCGATTGTTTTTGGTAATGGGAAACCTTGTGAACCTGAATTTCCACCTGAGAAATCCATTTTTGTAATAGTATCAGGCAATGATTCAAAGAACTCATCAAATCCATATAACGCAATGAATTGTGCTGCTGGGCTTCTTGGGAATTCAACATCAACCGATGTTCCTCCTTTACCTGAACTCTTGGTCATATTTTCCATAAACTGAGGTTTGAAGTATTCTTTTACTTCTTTGTCAGTTTGATTTAAAAACTCAACTAAGTTGATTGAACGGTCATCCTTGTCCATGAATTGAGAACTTTGGAAATGGAATTGCCATCTATTTGTTGGTAATCCAGTATCTTTAGATGGTTCAGAGTTTTTGTCGTAAATCTGGTACAATGGACCGTCTTTGATATATCTTTCAAAATAAGACAAACCTGGTGCTGATGTGCACCATCTTGTTTCTTTATTTTGACCACCGTAGAAACAAGCCGCTTCTTTACCCAATTCATCTGTTCTTGTAATTTTTGTAATTACATAGTTTGGTGTTTCAACTTCAAATGAACCACCAGGATGTGAATATTTAGCATCTTTTCTTTCTGCTTTAGTTGTTGTCGCTTTTTCTAATGAAAAATCTTTAACCAAATCATAAAGTTCGTCTGAGGTCAATTTATTAATATCTCTTTTGTCAACAGGTAATTGATTCTTGAATCTTTCAAATTTAATTAAATCATCTTTAACCTTATATAAATCCTCAAAAAATAAATCAATTCTTCCTTGTGATTCTCCTGTAATATTTTTACCAACACCTTCAGGACGTAATCTTTTAATTTGATTAATCATCCATTGAACATATCCACCAGTCTTTTTAACTTGGTTAAAATTTTCAGGATTTTCCTCAACTCTTGATGTTGGGTCATTGGCAATTAATATCAATAACTCATTAGGTGTCAAAACAGGTCTAATTTTTTTACCTGTTTTTTTATCAACTGTTGGCTCAGTAAACTTCTTCAAGAAGAGTTCTGAACGAACATCTTCATTGATGATAGTTTTTAACATTTCTGTGAATTTCATAATTTAGAATATCTTTTAAAATAAATATCTTAATAAGTAGAAAATTAATAGTTCATAATCAATAATTCTTGTCCCATATTTTGTGTTACACCTTTTTTTGCAGAAGCCGCCTTAGCAAACTCTTTCATTTTCCAAGTGTATTCTGATTCAGGAAACCATGTGTGTAACAATTCAAAGTCATAATATGACAACGAAAACTTACCTTTAACATCATGTAATACTTTTGCCAACCTTTCGTGGTCTTCACGGTCAAAGTCATGATTAGAATAATAGTTTTCAGTTTTCCAATACGGTGGGTCCAAATAAATGTAAGTAGATTCAGAGTCATACTTTTTAATAACATCAGCAAAGTCCATATTTTCAACTTTTGTTATTTTGTTGAAGTGTTCAACCCAATCAGGTTTACTTAACTTGTCCCTAAATGTCAAAAACTTTGATTTGTAATTACCTTTCAAGTCAATAAACCCAGATGATTCAGGTTTTGAACCGCTAAAGATTGATGTAAGAATGTATGCGTATTTTGCGGCAACTTCATAATCAGGATAATTTACTGTAAATCCAGATGCGTACAATTCTTTTTGGAATGTATCAAATTGTTCTTTGTAAATTAATGGCGTTACGCTTTCACCACGTTGTTGACATGGTATGTTGTTTACAGCTTTTAATAGTTCTGAAGGGTTCTGAATACATCTAAATAGATTGTAATTTAGAGGATTAAAGTCGTTATAAACAACTTCTTTTAAATTTGGAAATTTTTTTAAATCCATATTAAAAAAACACCAAAACATTCCACCAAATGTTTCTACGTATGTTTCCATGTCTTTTGGATAAAATTCATTTATCCATTTTCCTATTCTACTTTTACCACCAATATAACTTAATGCCATAACTTATTTTTTTCTATATTTTTGTTTATTTTTTATTGTTTCAATTACTTCGTCAAATATAAGTCTTTTTCTTTGAAGAAAAAAGTTTGAGTCAAAATAAAATCCGTAATATATATTTTCAATGTCTTTCATTCCTGACCATCCAATAAATTTATATTCTTTATTTTTTGGTCCGTATAATTTGTTAATGTTTGTACCAAACAATAAATTCATTCTTTCATTAATGTTGTTTAACATATCCAAAGACCCTCCAACAATTTTTAAATCACCTCTTTGTGAACCATCTCTTTTGTCGGTATTAATTCTTATGCATCCATCACCATCAAAATAACCCCTTAAAAAATGTCTTTCAAATTTTTCATTAATTTGAGGATATTTTACAGAAAATGTTTTATTTTGTAATACACCCAATTTTTCTAAATCATTAATTATTTTTTTTCCAGACATAAAAACTTCACAAGTTTCTCTTTTTTTGTTTTTCCAAACATTCATTTCACCGTCAATGGATTTAATAAATTTCTCTAAGATACCAACATCTTTACTATGTAATTTTAAAGTTAATTGATATCGGTGTTTTCTTGGGTCGTTGGTTACGCACCCATCCGCAAATATAAATCCCAAAAAGTAAGCTTTTTCTTCACTGTCTATTGTTTCAAAATAATTTTCATTATATATTTTCTTTTTCATAATGTTTTTTAACTAAATTTTGAATAAACTTAGAAACACTAATTTCTTCGTTTTTCATCTTATCAAACAGATGTCGGTCAATACTAATTCCGTATTTTACTTTTTTATCTTTTTCGTCTTTATAAGGTTTTCTTTTTGTTGTCATGTATAATATAAATATCAGAAAAGTGCGTTAAAATGTAAATAATATTTACTGATATTTTTATTTTAATATACTTATGATTATGTCAGAATGTAAGCAATGTAAAAAGAAACCGTTAACTCGTTATAATACTTTTGTAACGGTTATTTCAGTTTATCTACTAATAACATCTGTGTTAGGTACAATTGAACTATATAAGTTCATCTTATCACTTTTTTAATATACTCAAGATTTTTTCTTTTTGTTCTTCAGTAATTTTACTCAATGAACGATTCACATGTATTTTGACTATCAAATCACCCCTTCCTTCATTGATATAATATCCTTTACCTTTAATTCTCAATGGTTTTTCAGTTGTTAAAGTATCAACAGGTACCTTAATCATTAACTCACCTTCAGGGTGTGGTATTTTAAAACTATTTTCAGTTATAAAATCTTCTGGTGATACTCTTATGTTAGCATATAAGTCAGCGCCAATTTTCTCAAAATTTTCATCAGGGTTTAATCTGATTTGAATTACCAAATCACCAACCCCAACACTATTTTGATAATCACCGGCATTTGGAACCCTCAAGAAATCACCATTGTCTAATGAACGTGGTATATTAATATCTATGGATGCAAATGTTGGTTTGTGACCATTGCCATTGCACGTAAAACACGTTTCAATCAATACTGAACCCTGACCCTTACAAGATGGACAATCGTGGGTCTGAACGTGTATCTGACCACCAAAATTAAACTGTTGTTGAACAACACCCCTTCCTTGACAAGTCATACATTGTTCACGTTTTCCACCATTACCACTACAAACGCTACATTGTTCTTTTTTGTGGTAATTAATCTTTTTGTTTGACCCCAACATTGATTCAGAGGGTGTTACATGTACGTTCAATACTTTGTCAGGAGCTCTTTGTCTTCTCCTTTGTTGAAATGGATTAAATCCACCGTTAAACATTGAAAACAAGTCATCCATACCTCCACCACCTGAACCATTAAACATACCGCCAAATGGGTTGTTTTTTTTATTATCATATTCTTGTCTTTTTGATTCAGTACCAATTGTGTCATACGCTTCAGCTATTTCCTTAAACCTATCAGCACCTTCAGGGTTTACATCTGGGTGGAATTGCTTACTTAATTTCCTATAGGCTTTCTTTATTTCCTCTTGGGAAGCTTTTTCATTAACACCTAATATTGAGTAGAAATCTTTCATGAATTACATTGTTGTATTGTTTAAGAATAAGAAAAGAAAAAAAATCATCAAATCTTTTGTTAGAAAAAATGTTGCGGAATTGTATTTTAAGAAAATTTGTGAGCAATCTGACCAAGTAAAGTTTAATGTTGAGGTTGAAAACTCATTGGATGTAACGTATGAAGTTGGTTTATTATCTAAAACTATTGATACCCAATTTCAATTATTCTCTCAAGATGATATTGGTAGAAATGTTAGGGTAAACCTTGATGATTCTGATTTACAGATAATTAAAATTCACAAATATAGAATACCTGAAAAATTACAGGATTGGTCAACAAATAAAAGAATTACATATGATGAATTCTTTAAAAAACATTTTACCAACAAAGATTTAAAGAATGTTTTTACCGTTAATAATAAAATTGTCATTCAAAAAGACGATGATACATCAATATATTCATTGAAAAATGTTGATGAGTCACAAAGGTTATTAATGTTATTACAGGATGAATTTATTAGGTTAAAAAGGGCAGACGCAATATTTGTTAAAGACATGGATACTATACAAAGAAAGTATCTGTATGAACATTTGGAAAAATTGGGTATAGATAAAAAAAGATTGTATAGACAATCTACTACTTTTTCAGAACGAAAGTAAAATCAACGTCTGAAATCGAAATAACAATTTCATTATTTCCTTTGTCAATTTCCCTAAAATTAGTTTGTAATTTTCTAAATTTTTCTTCAGGTAATTCCACTATAATCTTGCTGTGTCCTGAAATAAATGTATTTTCAATTGATTCTGTTAGTTCAGCCAACTGTGTTAACCAATCCCTAGAGTTTTCTTTATTCTCTTCCATAACGAAATGTCTGTTGGTTCAATATCAATTGTATTTTTAATATCTTCTTTATTAATAGTTTTTAAGCTTTTAACAAAATTTTCTTTTTGTAATTGGATTTCATTTTGGTCCTGAAGTTTTGACTTGTCATACCAATCCAATAATTTATCAAGATATGGATTCTTGTTCTGATTCGAGTTTTGGGATGTCATCTACGTCAAATTTTAAATTTTTCAAATCTTCCAATCCACCTTTTTCAAATAAAGTTTTTAATTCATTAACCTTTTCTTTGAAAAGTCTTTCTTTTTCCTCTTTCTCCTTATTGTAATTAATAACTGTTTCAATATTATTGATTGTTTCAGATATTGATTCTTCGTTTATTTCAGAAACAAACGAAATGTTTTTACTTTTATCGTCAGATTTATTGAATACTGTTTTGGTTTCATCAACCTGACTTTTTAATACCGCCCAACTCGCAGGAAATACCATATCAAAACTTAAATAAGTTTTAAGTTTTCTTATCGATGCACAATAATCAACAATGTTTTCAATTTCTTTGTATAAACTCATAGTCCAAAAACAATATAAGTAATTAAATACGACAATGTCAAACCATAGTATGTAAGTTCCCCCAAACTCATCTCCATTTTAGTGAATGAGATGAGAGAACTTACAAATCTAATAGATAATCTGAGTAAACTCAGAATTGAGAATACAAATACAAATGTTGCAATATAATATAAAATATTATTCACCATCTTTCTTTGAATCCAAAATTTCAGCTCTTAGTGCTTGTGCTAATGCTTTCAACTCTTGACAAGTTTTTCTTGCTCTTGTTCCCGCTGATTTGTTTCCTGCGTAAAATTTGTTAGTATCAACTGACAATGTTTCAACAAGAACTTTGATTTTTTCTAATGTTTCCATCTTTATAATTGTTTTTTAATTTATTTTTTATTTTAGATAATTTTAATTTTATTATGCTGGTAGTAAAGAGAATAAAGAAAAATTAAACTTCTAAACTTTTTTCTAATAGTTTGTACAACTCAGTAAACATCTCAATATCAGATTTTGAATGTTGATTTTTTCTCGAGAATATTGATGTAAAAAAATCATTTAAAGAATTTTTGACAACTTCTTGGTCTTGGTTATAAAATACATCCATAAAAAAACTTTTGAAGTATTCATAACTCTCGTCAGTTTTAACAAAGAATATGTTTTCTTTTGAAAAGTTTTCAACTGTTTTATTCCAACACCAAATGAAATGTGATTCTTTATCTTCTAAAGTTAATCCAATATTGGTTTCTTTATTGTCATTGGATGTATCACCTAAATAAGTGTCTTGAACCAAGTTAAGTAATGAGAAACAAAAATCTCTGAATAAATCACTTAATTCAGGAATAATATTGTTTGCTTTATACCAAGCATCAATTTCTTCGTAGTTCATCGGTTTAGCTAGCCAATTAAAAAATTGGTCCATATTATACTTCTTCATTATAAAGAAATATACCTATGGACCAAATAAAGAAAAGATTAAATTTTTTATTGAGTTTTTCTGTTGTAATCAATAAGATTTTTCATTTTTTCCATATCACTGATTACTTTTTTGTTTTCAACTGACTCTTCAAGCTTGTTAAAAATTTGTTGTGTTGCTTTCAACGATTTCAAATTACCGTTTGATTTTTCACTACCAGCAATGTCAACAGGTGCTGGTTGTCTCTTATAAGATGCGTTCATTTGTTCTGCACCATATAAATTTTCTTTATAATTCTTGTAGAATTTTTCACCTACTTCACTTGGTACTACATTACCTAAAGCGTTACCGTCTTCATCAACTTGTGCGTTACCAGTAGTTGAGTGACCTTTTAAGTACTTTTCAATTTTAGTATCATCAGGTTTGATTTCATCAAATACTAAATTTGTTTGACCAGGATACGCGAAAGCATCTATATATTCATCTACAGCGTTCGATGCGTCATAAGCATTTTTCTTGTCATCAGAAACTTCTTTACCAAAATCTTCTCTTGACATAATTTTATTACCTTTAGGAAATGACTGTGGGTTTTCTTCATATTCAGTACCCATGTTTTTCATGTAATCCTTCATTTTAGCCGCTACTTGTTTCATAGCATCTGTATTTTCTTTCTTAGTTGTATTCATTGCGGTTTTAAACCCTTTGTCTACAACTTTTTCAGCTTCAACTAATCTTTCAATAAAGTTAATTAATTCAGATTCTGTAAAAACAACTTTTTCTTTAGTATTTTTATTTTTACTTTCTTTTACTTGATATGTTTTTCCGTCAACTTCAAAAGAACTTTTACCATCTTTTTTAGCATTTGCTAAAGCTCCTGAAAATGCGTTACCTTCCCCCACTTCGTTTTCACCCATTTCATTTTTTCTTGTTTTTACCTTAAATGGTTTACCTGTCATTTCTCTATATTTGTTAAACATTGTTTCACCATTTCTTTTATTAAACCAAGATTGTTTATCGCCATATTTGTCATATAATTGCTGAAAAGTATCAAATTCTTCAGTATCAAAATCATCACCACCTATACCATAGATATCTCCACTTCTAACCGGTCTGTCTTTTTCGTCACGGTATTCATCACCTTTAAAATCTTTTCTTTTAGGGTCACCAAATGAACCATACATAGCTTCACCAATTTCATTTTTTCTTGTTTTTACCTTAAATGGTTTACCTGTCATTTCTCTATATTTGTTAAACATTGTTTCACCATCTCTTTTATTAAACCAAGATTGTTTATCACCATATTTGTCATATAATTGTTTAAAAGTATCAAATTCTTCAGTATCAAAATCATCACCACCTATACCATAGATATCTCCACTTCTAACTGGTCTGTCTTTTTCGTCACGGTATTCATCACCTTTAAAATCTTTTCTTTTAGGGTCACCAAATGAACCATACATACCTTCTTCAATTTCCATATCTTCTGAGTCTCTGTTGTCAAATCTACCCTGACCAGGTCCAACATAGTGCCAACCCCTAATATCGTCATAGTCATATCCTAAATTTCCTAAATATGGGTTTTCTTTTCTGTCTTTTTCACGAGCAACTTCAGGGTCTTCTTTTTTACCAAACATTTTCTTGAATATGTTTTCTTCACCCATTTCACCTGAAACAATCTCACCGTATTCAAACCCAGCTGGTGTTCTATCTTTATCTGACATCTTATCTCTTAATTTCTTAAATATATCTTTTTTAGATATAACTGTTTCAGCAGCAGAATCGTCATCCATATCAGTAATATCAATGAAAGTATCTTCATCTTCCTTGATAATCTTCTTAAGTAAATTTAAAATTTTGTTTTCCATGTTAATTTATTTCTATATAAATAGTTTAATCCTTGAAAATAGTTTCTTCAATCTCGTGTAAAAGTATTGCTCTTACAATATTTTCATGAATATTTTTATTTTTTGCAACGTTTTTAATTGCTTCCGTTAAATTATTGTCTTCCCACATTTTCAAAGCTTTAATATCACCCTGATTACAATATGGGAAATTCTTACATTTCTTTTTAACCCTAACAAATTTTCCACCTTTGTATAATGGTTTTGCACCACCTCTCCAATTCTTACTGTTTTTAGCTAAAAAAGAAGCACCAACATATGAACCTGATGACGCCGAACCAGTTGCTTCTTTGAATTCACCTTTTTCAATTTCGGTGTCTTCTTCTTTCATATGTTTCTTTTTACCTTGACAATGAGCTTTTTGACTGAATCCTTTTGGGTTATTACAATTAATACTTTTTTTATACTTTTCAGACCATTTTTCGTCTAATTCTTTTTCTTCTTCAACAGGTCCACCTTTTGCTTGAATTTTCTTTGGTGCCTCATCAGCCCACATAGACATTTTAGGTCCCGATAATGGTCCTTCATAACCCCCACCACCAGTACTTGTAGTCTCTTTAGTCTCAATTTTACTATACAAGTCCCTAACTTGTTTTTTAGCTTCAGGTGATGTTAATTGTGCACCTACCTTTTGTAAACTATCTTGAAATTGTTTTGTTACAATATTCATATTAAACTTATTTAATGACTGCAAAAATAACACCTATTGTACCAATAGCAATTCCACCCCACTTAAGGTTTCTTTGTTTAATGTACGCTCGTTTGTATTCTTCAGCAATTGATTCTTTTAATTTAACAGTTTCAATATATTTTTTTTCACTGTCAATATAAAGGTTTATTGTTTCGTTGTTGTTACTAATGATTGAATCTTTCAATACTAATTGTTGACTCATAATTGAAACTGAATCTCTAACAATTTTTATTTCTTCATAACAATTATTTCTTTGTTGTAGTACCAATAAAGCATTTCTCAATGTTGATACAGGAACTATACAACTATCTTTACTTAAGTTCGGCGAACTCTTTTGCGAATAAATCGGCGACATCATTGTCAGAAAGACTGTTAAGATGAGCAATATCTTTTTCATGTTGTTCTTTTAATTTTTTTGTTTTTTGGTTTAAATCACCAAGTTTATTATTAAGTTGTAAATTTTTGTCGTGAAGTTTTTTAGTCTCTTCTGCAATACTATCAACCATTAATTTATTTTTTCCAATCAGAAGATTTAATGAATCACATTGTTTTTCCAAATCATTGACTTTAGATAAATTAACAGGTTTAGGTTGGGTCATAATGATATAACCAATGAATAACAATACCACAACAATTTCAATAATTGTTCTTTTCATATTAATTTTCCTTTACTGATGTTTTCTTTCTTCCGGCAATTACCTTAGCCCATTTAGATTTGAACTTCTCATAATATCCTGTTAGTTTACTAATAGTATCCATAAACTTCTCGTCGAGTTTTAATTGGTTACCATTAATATATACACCATTTTGTTCACCAATTGTCATAAAAAATTCAATATCGTGGTCAATAATTTTACCACTCCATTCTACAGAATTTTTATACAAGTTTAAAGGACCAAAATCTGTCAAATCAGATACTTCAGAAACAAATTCGTCCATTGTCTCTTGGAATGTTGTTTTATCATCAGTAGTGATTGATGTTTCAGTAGCGTTTGTACCATGAATAACTAAGATACCACCTGAAACTCTATACTTTTTGTATTGGTCTTTTGGTGTTTTTTGTTCATCTTGGTCAATTTTTTCTTCAATATCAGCACCGATATTTGGTGCACCTATTGGTTGTTCTGTTAGTAATCTTGACCTTTTCAAAAGGTCTTTAATTTCGTCGTATTGATTATTGTTCATCATTAAAGTTTTCTAATAAATATACGAAGTTGAAAGCTGGCGACAAATCTGTGTAATCTTCTGACAAATTACTTCTATTAATTATTCCGTTGAATTTTTCAACCCCGTTTAATTTGGTATTATGACCTATAAATTTTTTTGGTATTTTGAATTCTTCACATAATGTAGTACACAATTTAACCAAACTTTGTAATTGTTCTTCACTGTATTTGTCCCAAAAATATTTGTTTCTCCATTTTCTTTCATGAACATCTGTAACTTTGTTTCCCAACCAATTTGAATAAGTTGTTGATAGTAAATTTTTATTTACCCAACCTAAGTTTTCTAAACAAATAACAATTGATTTATCACCAAGTTTTTTATCTTCTAAAAACTCTGAGGATTTTTCAGGTGATAATGTCTCAACAACTGAACCATCCTTTAATATAACATAATTGGGAAGTCGGTCATACTTCCCATTATTTCTAAAATCTAGTGACGTTAAATAATCTTTTCCCACCCTTGATGTGTGGCTTAAAATTATTAATTTTTTCTTTTTTGATTCAGTCATTCTTCGTATAAACTAATCTGTTTATTTGTGGTTCAATAACAGGTTCGTCATCTACAAAGTATAATTGTTCTGATGGTGTAGGTGTAGGAGGTATAACTTCATTTACAGTATCATTTACAGTATCATTTACAGTATCAGTTACTGGTTCATTAATTTCAGTCTTTTGATTGTATTTTTTTTCGAATAACTCTTGTAATTTATTCAAATCATCTTGAGTTGGTATGTATGGTTGATATTTTTCAACAATTTCTTTTTCTTTTTTACCAGCTTCTTTAGATATCTCATCAATAATTTCATCGGTAACTTCGACCATTGGTATAGTTTCAATTTTTGTTTGTTCAGAATACTTAACCAACATGTGTGCAAATGTTAAGGATATTAATGGTAACATTCCACCTGAAATTAAAGCTAACCATCTTTTTTGTGCTAACATGTCTGTAATGTCAACTCCAAATGTTTCGAGTAACGGACCCGATAATTCGACCCATTGTTTAAATAAATCACTTGTCTGATTAATAAATGAATAAGCAAAAAATACGTTACCAACAAACTGAATAAAAGTTACAATCAAAAATGGAACATAGACAAATCTACCCATGTTCGCTGAAATACCAGCAAGTGCTCCAAGAGCGGCAATTTCAATTGCTACGGACAAATAAATTGCCCAAGAAAAAGGGTTAGTTAAACCATAAAAAGTTGTTACGTGACTAATGGAAACAAAGGCAACTAATAAAATAGGAATTGTAAATGACGTAGCAATAATTCCTTTTAGATTTTCTCTAACCCAATTCTTCAAGTTCTTCATTATTTTTTATCTTCTTCGTTTTTATAGTGATTAATCGGAACGTGTTCCTTGTCACTAAGTTCTTCAATTTCAAGAGTTTTCCAATTAGGTGTTGTCTTGATAATTTCTTTCATCTTTTGTTCTGTAACAATTTTTGAGTTAATAGAATCAACTTGTTTTTTTAATCTTGAAACTTCAGAACCTGTTCCACAAGTACGGAATAATACCAGTACTAAAACGACCAAAAGAATCCACTCTAAATTTTCTTTAATCTTTTTCATAATGTTTTTTTATTAATAAATACCAAATTTTTATAAATAGTCAAATAATGTTGAACACTCATTACGTAATTTACGTAACGCTTTTTCTTTAATTTGACGAACTCTTTCCTTAGTCAATTTAAAATCATTACCGATGTCTTCAAGTGTTCTTGGAGTTCCAGTTAGTCCAAAATAGTCCTCAACAATAATTCTTTCACGTTCATCCAAGATGCTCAAAATGGAAAGTAGTTTTTCTTTTAACATTTCCTCAGTATTCAACCCTTCGTCAGGCATTGAAGCGTTTTGGTTAATAATCATATCCAAAAGTGTATCACCATCTTCATTAATTGTTTGTTGCAAATTAATTGTAGTTGGGAGTGTGGCTAATCTACTGTCGAGTTCCGAAATACCTTTATCGACTTCTTTCTTTGCCCTGTGTAGCTCTTGAACCACATTTACAGGAAGACGAATTGTTCGTGCGTTTTCATTAAGGGATTGTAAGATTGATTGTTTAACCCACCAAACAGCGTATGAAATAAAACGTAATTTTTTAGTCCAATCGAAGTTTTGAATGGCTTTTATTAATCCTAAGTTCCCTTCAGCAATCAAATCTGAAAGGTCTAATCCTTGATTTTGGTATTGTTTAGCAACTGTAATTACAAAACGTAAATTACCTTCGAGTAATTCTTTGTGAATCTGTTGTTTTTGACGCTCAGTACAATTTATATCTAAAATCAAATCTGACAGTTGACGTTCACGGTCAGGTGTCATTACTTTTAGTTTACGAATGTCCTTAAGGTATGATGAAATTTCTTCTTGGTTAATAGAACCTGTGTTCTTAGTTGTTTGGTGGTTTTTAGATAGCTCTGGAGTAGTCATAAAGTAGTTCTTTTTCTTGGTTTGTTAGTTTGTCGATTCCGACTGTTTTTATTTTGTCTAATAGTTCGTCTAATGTTGGCACGTTTGCCTGTTCATATATATCATCAGGTTCATTTTTGGAACCAAACAAGTTGGTCAAAACATGTTCCATGACTTCAGATATGTGTTTTATGTCAGTATTTTCGGACAATTTGTCAGTTTTTAGCGTGTTTTCATTATCTAAATCCATTAAGTCATCTTCAATGTCTTTAGGTAACGATACTAATATATTTTTATTGTGTGGTAATAAAATATAATTGTCAATTATATCTTCTAACACAATTTTACAGAACTCTTTGATATCCTTTGGTGTCTCTTCTGTTTCGAAATGTGAAATCACATATTCATCTGTAAAATGAAACTTCATAAAATTTGAACATAAAACAGGTTCAAATTGTCCTAAAATTTGTTCTAATAGAAAGTTATTGTTTTTAAAATCACCGAACAACAACAGGAAATACTTTGTACCTACAACTTCTCTTTTTTTATTTGACATATATTTATATTTTATGAAACAGATTATTATTACTGAAAATCAATTAGCAAATATAGCTAAAAAACTTAATAAAACCAAAAAAAATATTAAGGAAGGAAACGATATGAATGTTTCTAACTATATGTTTTTTGGTAACATTGAACAGATGCATAGACAATTAGGATTGTTATTAGAATTAGACCCACAAATGGTTGACTCTATTATACAAGACGGACATGATTGGGCTGATGACCACATTTCCGAAGCGAAAACAAATATAGACCAAGTATTTGATTTTATGATGAATAAAATTGATTAAAATTATTGAGGACTAAATCCTCCGATTACCAAGAAATAAAAAGACCTCCTATTAATCATAGGAGGTTTTTTGTTTTCTTGAATATACTTTTTTGGATTTTACAACCCTCACAACATTTTTTCTACGAACAATTTGTGCGATGTGTCCGTCTGATAAACCCTGTTTCCAATCTTTCTTTTCCATAACAATACAAAGATACTACTAAATACGCAATTAACCAAACTAATTACTGTATTACCTTTGAAATATTATCTTCTTTTTTAATCTTAACTACGTTGTCCGACCAATTTGATACCAATGGGTTGTGGGTAATTACAAACACTTTTTCAAAGTAATCCTTAATCTTAGTAAAAAATTCCCCTACCATGTCAAGGTTTTCATTCGATACCTTACCAAACACCTCGTCAAATACAACTATGTTTGGTTTAGGTAGTGAACATACTTTACTTAAAACCGCTCTTAGTGCCAATGAGGCGATTGTCCTTTCAAAACCTGAACCACTTGCCATTAGTTTTTCAACACCTGTCCCATTGTCAACCATCACAAATTCAACTTCATTCTTGTCATTAATTCTAACTTCAAGTTTAAAGAACGCACTATCTTGTAACAATCTTTGTAACTCATCGTTAATCAATGGTGTCATGGTTTTCATAATCATTTTTGAAATACCGTTCTTACCAAAGATTTCCAAGTAGGTTTTATAAATCTTTTCTTTTTCGAACTCGGATGCAATTTGTGTTATGATACCTTGTTTGTTTTTGATATCACGTTCACAATTCTGAATCATCGTTTTGTTGGAAGATATTTTAGATGTGTGAGATGTTTTTTCACGTTCAATTTCTTCTATGCGAAGATTAGCTTTAATGATTTGTTCTTCAATGCTCTTGTTCTTTTCAATCTTTGTTTGAACTTGGTGATATCTTTCAAGTTTCCCCTCAGCATTGGCGAGCTTGAGACCGTCTGCCTCAAGAGTAAGTTCATACTTTTCTTTGATGAGTTTGCTCTTCTCGTATTGTTCGAATTCTTTCTTAATTTGTACATATTCTTTTTCTTTTGTATTAAGTTCTATTAAAACACAATTTAGGTTTTCACTTTGTTCCTTCAGGGAGTCTATTTCTGAAAGTTTAGCTTGTGTTAAAGCTGCGTTCATTAAATCAATTCCACAGTGTTCACATTTGATTCCACCTGACACTGTCTTGGACAATTGGACCAATTCGTTAATCTTTACATCAACAAGTGTTTTTTGTTTGTAATTGTCATTGTAAGATTCTTTAATTAAATCATACTCATCCTCTTTAAAGTACTTTGATGGTTCAACCACATCAACTTCTTTGATTTGTAATTTGGTTGTATTAATCTTTCCTTTGAGAGTTGTAATCTCGGATTCAAGTGTTGACAAATTAAGAACTAACAATTCGTGGTCGATATCATTGTATTTTTGTGAAATCAACCCTTCTTTGTAATCCCTACCTTTTGTTAACCTTGTATCTGCATCTAAAATCTTGACATCTAAATCTTTGTTTTCATTTTCATAGCTTACAATTTTACCTTCTAAATCTATAATATCAGATTTTAATGTCTCGGTATTATAGACATTCGACATCATTGATTTGTTAAATTCAGAGTAGAGTTCCTTACCAGTCTCTTCTTTTTTCTTCAAGAATTCAAGACCCAAAAATCTTGATAAGACCTGACCACGAGCGGTTGGTTTGGCTTCCAATAAGTCTTCCAAATTTGACGCTGTGGTCAAGATTGTCATTAAGAAGTCATCAATATCCCCAATTGAATTCTTGATGAAACTTTCGGTCTCCCTTCTTTGTTCACCTGTGAAATTTTGTAATTGTCCATCAGCAAGTTTTTTAAAGAAGTCCAATTCAGTTTTTACATTCCATTCACCTGATTTGGCTTTTTTTCTTTCAATTTGACGAACAATAATGTATTCTTCACCATCAATCATAATGTCACCCCTAACTGATACTTTGTTCTTATCAGAAAATCTGTTGAAAATTTCTTCGGCTTTGGTTGTCTTGGTTGTGGTGTTAAAGAATAAGAAAAGTAACAAGTCGACAGTTAAGACCGTCTTTCCACCAAAGTTTGGTGGGTCTGACTCAACAACTGTGATACCATTACATTGGTCAAAATCTAGCACCTGATTTTCACCATAAGACAAGAAGTTTGAAAACTCAATTTTCTTAATGTACCACTTTTTAAATGCGGTAACCTCTTGTGATGTCATTTTATTTTCAACCGCAGTATCCAACTTAATAACATCATCAAATATGTTATCTTGTCCCTTCTGTTTAAGAAGTTCTTTCATCAATTCAATCTGGTAGTTTCGGTCCATTATATTGAACGAAACGTCCACAGTTTGTTTTACATCACTAGATGTTTTAACTTTGGTTAATACGTTTATGTTTGTTGAGTTATATTTCTTTGAGAAGTATGTTCTAACACTTTTGATTCTTTCTTGTGTGAAATTTTCAGCAGTATCCTCCCACACCACTTGGACATATGGATTTTCAAGTTTACTTACATCTAATTTGTGTGTCATAAATTTAAAGTTCGGTACTATCGGTGGGTTGAATAGGTCCATCATTTTCTGTGGTTCCTGAATTTTTTATGTGTTCCTCATGTAATGCTTTCAAATGTTCAACCATTTTCTGATTATACATTTTTTGATACATCTTACCCAATTGGTCAATCTGAGTGTTTCGTTGTTGCACTTTCTTTTTGTGGTCTTTTCTATTTCTTGATTTTGGCATCTGTGAAAAATATTAATGTTGTTTAAGTATAAGAAAAATAAATGATTAAAAAAAGAAGTCCCTGTAAACTTTCGCTTACAAGGACCGTATTTTAGATTTAAATTAGGTTATTTTTTTTCGAACCATTCAATGATTGCGTTGACCGCCCAAACTGAACCAGATGCTAACATACCATCAAAAAATGTACTTGCAATTATGTTTGTATCAAAACAATACTTGGTCGGTGAAAACAACACCAAACTCATAAAAAATCCAACCCATGTTGATGTACACATCATACATTTCAGTAATCCTGATAAAAATTCACCTAATGATTGAAATGGTGCATATTCATCTGCTCCCCATTTATAAAGACCAGCTCTTAAGGATTCAAATATTGAACCGTAAACTAAAATTTGACTCATTCCATAAGCCATTAAAATCCAAATTGTTAACCACATATTTTAAATTATTTGTATAAAGTATCATCTAAATTTGAGGAACGTAAATACTTTGCCCTCTCGTTTATTTCATTATTTTTTTGTTGTTCTGTTAATTTTTTGTTCAACTCATCAATCTCAATATTCTTATCTCTAAGGTTCTTCATTAAAGATTGAATTGTATTTTGCAATTGTTGTGAATTGTTGTTATCGTGGAAAATATTTTCCATTTCTGTCATCTTAGTGGAAAATACTACTAGTTCTGACTCTAATTCTTCTATTTTAGTGGAAAATATTTTTTTTTCAGATTCTAACTGTTGTATTTTTAACAACAGTTCATTCTCACTTGTTTTGTCACTAATATATTCTATTTTTGTTACAACGGTCTCTACAGGAACCTCTTTGATAACCACTCGGTCAACAGGTACTTCTTTAATAACTTCAACAATTTTTTCAACCTCTTTAATCACTTCAACAGGAATTTCCACCCGTTTTTCACGGATTACCTCCTTTTCCACCCATTTTTCTTGAATCCCACCCATATTTCCCACAAGTCCGTACTTTTCAATGTTATATCCGGTCTTGAATGATTTCTTAATCAACTCATCAATTGTGATGTTATTAAGTTTGCAAAATAACTCAACCTCCTGTTGTTCAGAATAAGATAGAGTTATTTTGTGTTCCATATTAATAGTTGTGAAGTTTTTCAGTCCCTGATTCAATAATAGAATAATCATCCATTTTGAATACCAAGAAAGGTTTTGGGTTTTCTAAATCCACAAATTCGTATTTATCATTTTCAACATCATAAATACCGTATCCATGTGACTTTACTGTTTCACCAAAATTTTGTTGAATCGTTGACCCAACCATATAAGCTTTCTTTTGGCCGGGAATATCAAAGACTTGGCGCTTATGGATATCACCACAAAGCACAAGGCTACAACCCATAAAACGATGTGTATCGAACCCTTCTTCAAATTTATAACCAACATCTGTAGTAAGACCGACAATCGGTCCATGAAATAATCCAATCTTAACATTTTGCGAATTCGGGTCAATGTCGGGTGTAATGTTGTGGTCCATAAGTGAGTAAACCACCCAATCAATATTTTCATCTTTATAAACTCCTCTATTTTTATAATAATTTATTTGTTCATTTTGTAGTGAATCAATAATTGGTGATAGAGCATCCAACCTTGATGAGTTGTTTTCAAGGAAATCATGGTTTCCAATAATTAATACTGTTTTGGCAATCTTAGAACATTCGGTCAGTGTCCAAGCAACAAACTCAATTAGTTCTGGTGTCATTTGATTCTTTGAATGGACTAAATCTCCCGTAAATACAATACGGTCAGGTGCAATTTCTCTCCATTGTTCAAACATTGTATTTAAAATACCACGATACAAATCATGGTCTTTAAACATCCTTACGTGTAAATCTGAAAAGTGTACGAGTTTTTTAATCATTATCAAATAATTTAAAGTCTTGATTCACATGTGAACACTTATCACAACAATAAGTTGGAAATGGTACAATAGTATCCTCGTGTGAACCAGTTAATAGTTTTGAAACTTTTTTGATATAAGTAACTTCTCGGAACATATCATGTCCACAAGCCTCACAAACAACCGATGGTTGTTCTCTGAGGTCAATATTCATTTTTGGTGTATCCATATCCATAAATGAAAATATAGTAAATTAAAATTAAAAAACCAACTTAATCATTTGGTATTTTTACGTGAGGGTTGTTACTAAACTTTTTTGAAAGTTTTTCCCAAAACTTTCTTTCTTGTCTGTACTTACCCTTTCTTGTTCTTTGTATTTTCATAGTGTTCAATCATAAGTTTAAGTTCCGCCTGTAAGTCCTTACATTTGTATACCTTATAATTATCACTGTTTTCATTTATCCATATCAAATAGCTATCCCCTATCTTAAGATTGGTATTCTTTTCAATAATATGTTTATATAACCCTAATTGAAGTGAGTATGTATTCATTTCACATTCATCTAAATGTGATATTGGTTTTAGATATTTGTTACCATATGAATTACTCATTTTAATTTCTTTGTTGGTCTTGTAATCCCATATTTCGAGCATTTGTGATTTCATATTGTAAAATAAACAGTCTACCATTCCTGCAATTTCATAATCGTGGTCACAAACTACCAATTCCATTTTAACAGGAATCAAGTTTTTCTTTGCGTCTTGATAAAATTGGTGAAACATTGTTTCACATTTTTTATATCTTTCTTCAATAATATCATGTCCAAAAGTTTTAACAGCATCTGACGGGTCATACGGAAATGATTTGTTGTTCCACCAGTTTTCAGCCATGTTGTGAACTAATGTTCCTTTGACTGTTGAAATGTCTCTCTTTAAATCCCAATCACCTAATACACTCTCAACAGTTAATCCTCTTTTTGCGGCATAGGTTTCAGCTAACCTTTGGGTTTCAAATTCTTTTTTAAACTTCTTGATAAAAGTTGTTGCTGAAACATATTCTTTATTACCCACATAATATTTGTGTGGACCATCAAAATATTTTACATCATTAAATTTTGCTAATTCTAAAATTGTATCCATTATCTTTCTAATTCAATATAACTATCTTCAGGTATCACACCTCTCATGTCAGCAATATCACTTTCAATCGGGAGTTTAACCACTTTTATTTTACCATATAACTTACCACCACTCAATCTAAAATATAATCTTTTAGCGTCTTCCCATGCGTCACCATCTAATACAATAGTAATTTTACCTTTTGCCTTTTCATATAAGGTTTCAAATAATAAATCTGACATTTTCTTACCTAACAAAGGAATTGAGTTATCTAAGAACAATGCATCAAACGGACCTTCACAAAGGTATATGTCTTTATCCCAATCAATTAGATTTTCATTGAATATGATAATTTGTTTTTCAGCTTCAGGATTCTTGTATTTTGACTTACTGTTTGGGTTCCATGAACGACCAACAAAATAATTTAACTCACCTTCCAAGTCAAATGATGGTACAATGATTCTGTAAGCGTATTCACCTTCCGTACAATACCCAATTCGGTGTTTTAAGACCATCTCATCGGTTATACCCCTTCGTTTAATGTAGTTCCTCATTTCCCTAAAAGGAATGTGATATTGGTTACCTTCTGTACAAAGTTGATATTCTTTTGGTAGTCTAAGTTTTTCGTATCTCTTATCAATTGGTTTAAACTCATCAGGACGAATAAGGTCATACATTTCCTTATCTTTTTTCTTACCAAATCGGTCAATCAAATAACCTAAGTGTCCTTTGGTATTATGAGTTTCACCACACACCCAACATTTGAATACGTGTTGAGCGTAGTTGATTTCAAGGTTTCCCTTTCCATCACCTTTGTCTAATGCTTTTAAATCATAGGAACAAATAGGACAGTCATAACTTATCTGTCCTTTAGACGGGTAGTGTAGTTTGTGTTTACCAAACACACCGTCAAGTAACTCAACTAATAGAGCATTATCTTCCATATTAGAAAGATAATAAAAAATTAGTAAGAATCAAATTACCAAAACTTATTCATTTTCATATACCCTCTGACACAGGTATATGCATCCGCTTGGTCGTAACACTCTTTTTTAAGAGTCATGTTCTTTGTATATAACCAAGTAATCTGTGGTTCTTCTTTTGCCACCATATCCCAAATCACTTGTTTTTTGTCTACGTCTTTTGGATAACCACCAAACAAGACTTCACGATTTTTATCATTTTTACCCATCAAATTTTGCCAAGCAAATTTTCTTGAGTTGTAAGTTGAAATATAGTTTGGCACGATTCCTAATGCATCATAGATTGCTTTTGTAATCATTGCATTATATCTCATTAATGTTCCAACTGTGTGAATGTTATTTGAACCTAATAATGGTTCCTCAATAACGACTTTGGTAATACCAAGATTTTTATAATCCTCAATCTTTTTAATAAAAGAATTTACCTTTAGAATTAACTCCTCAATTTTTTCTTCAGGTTGTGGTTTAATCACAGGTGAGAAGTGAGTTAATTCTAATAACTTCTCAGATTGAATATCAAACAAAGCCCAACCAATTGTTTTGGTACTAATGTCCAAACCCAAAACTTTAGGTGAATTTTTTAAATCTTGTTTTTTTGCCATATATTATCAGTAATTTACCGATACTTTTCTTTAAGTAAAGAAAATATTAAACTGTGATTGTGAAGTAGTTGTCAAACTCATCCATATTTTCAATAATATTCAAGTGTAAAGTGTTTCTACGGGGGTTATCAATGTTTAACTTATTTGTGTTACTCTTCATTAATGTTTTAATTATAATTTCAATTTCACCTCTGTTTTTATTAAAGTTTAACACCTTACAGCTAATTTGTAATCCTGAATCTGTTTTTACAATAAAAAATTCTTGTGAATTTTCTTTTCTAGTTTGACCTGAGCTAAAATCTTTTTTTAATAAGGTTCCGTCGATTACTGGACCTTGTATTGCCCTTTTTTGTACAATAAACGCTTTGTTTGTAATCTTTGGGATTGCGTCTTTAATTGCCGACTTGATTTCATCAATTGTTATATCTGAATCATTTTCTTTTCTTGTCATTCTTTCTTGAGCATGAGTACTTAATATAAACCTTATTTTATAATCATTTAAGGTAACATCAACAATTGGATTATCAATTTGTTCTTCAACCAATATGTTAAGAATCCCAAGTAGTTTCATTAGTTATAAATACTCATAAATTAAAAAGAGGACCTTTTGGGTCCTCTTTTAGAAGTCGTGAGACTTGGCTCCACCTCTTGTCCACAATGTTCTAGTTAGCGGTGGACTTGCTCAGAAGGTTTTGTTTCGGGTTCATTGGGAGGGTTACCTTCAACCTTTCCAATCAGGTTCTTTTGATTTAAGTCTTCAGAACCTTCAGACTTCACTATACAAAGATAGTGAATATTTTGATAAATACAAACTTTTTTTTTAAAAATCGTATTTTACGGTAATCTGTTGTACCCCTTGTCTTTTTTCGGGATTCTGTAATTTTGACATCATTAATAAATCTTGGTCAGAGTTATATAATCCTACTTCAGTGAAATACACATCTTTACCTAACGACCATTTTGGATTTGATGAACGAATATATTGTGAATCAGCAAGGTTAACCAAATATCTCATTTCATATATTGTTGCTTGTACATCAGAATGAACTGTTCCATAAAAGAAATATTCATCACCAAACGTCATACCAGTATTATAGTTAATCAATGGTAATTCAATGTAATTTTCTAATCTATAAAAACTCGCGTTATCGTATTCGTCTTTTGTTATTTGAAATGTTGTTCCGCTTATTTCGAGTGGTCCAATATTGATAGAGCCAGTGTTTGCTGTAATTGCAGATGTAACATCAATTTCTCTCCACTGCATCGAATCAGGTCTTTCACCCGTTGGTACAATTTGACAAATTAACTTAACATTAGTACATGTAAATCCTGAAGGTTGTAAACCCATGTCCTCAATTAAGAATGGGAATTCATTACCAAATCTCACAATTACATCATCTGTTTGACCACTTACGGTTGAACCTGCAATTTTTGAGTAATAGTTACAATGTAAACCATTTGTAGAACCAGTGTTTTCAAATCGGTATGTTACAAACATTGTTTCAGTATCACCTGTTAATATACCACTTGTTGCCGCGATGTTTTGGTTAAACGTGTTTGGAACCACCAATCCTAATCTTGGTGCGGGTAATGTATAGTTTCTATTTGATTTATACGACATGGCGGCTGATAATTCTTCATCATCAATTGCTATCATTTTCAAATCAGGAAATACTTTACCAACTCTGTTTGGATATCCATCAGCATTTGCGTGAGTATCCCATAAGTGATAATAACGTAAACCCGGATAATTCATATTATCATTTTCTTCTGATAACATATAATGTGGTTGAAATAAATTTAAACCATCAAAACCATCAGGGTCAACGTAGAATGATTCACCCATAACACCTGTATTTGATTTATGCCACATCAAAGTTGGTAAGTCAAGTTTAAAGTTTCTTCCTTGTCCTGTGGCACCTGAATTTGCCAAGTCAAATGCTTCTGTTGCAAATTTCTCACCATAAAAATTATCAATACCCTGATTGGTATAATGTATCAAACCAATAACTTTTTGTTCCTCTGGTTCAACATATATTTTTTCATCAAATGAATTGTAATAAAATGTGTCAGTTGTTCCTGAAACATAATTTATGTCTTCGAAAATTTGACCACCTTTGGTTTGATATCCCAAGAATTCTTTTGTCGACGAATAACCCGTTGAACCAAATTCACTGAAATCTTTGTAAAAAGTATATGATAAACCTGCTGGTGATTCGGTCCATGGCTGATTCATATTCCAAACTAAGACATCTTGTTGTTGAATTTCACAATTCAACTCAAACGAAAACACACCACCATCATAGTATGGTGTTGGTGTATAACTATCATAATATGGTGTCATACCTGATGGGTAGAAAAACGCTCTTCCTGTTCCTGTAAATGAACTAAAGTCAGGTAATATTCTATCAACAGTTATTGTACTTCCAACGACATCTTCAACTCTGTAAGTTAAAATAGGATATGGATAAGTTAAATCATTACCGCAGTTATTATCATTATTTAAATATAAAACAACAAACTGACCAACTTCAGGTGTTCCTGTCACAGTAGCATCACAGTTGTTGACAGTGACATCAAATGTATTCCCACTTGTTAATGCCGATAAATTAAATTTATAATTTGCAGTCACGGTAAGTGCTGAACTTGTAAAAGCACTAAACGCTCCTGTTGAACCTGTAAAAAATCCTCTTGGCTGAGCTGTGTTAAAAATTGGAACTACTTGTGAATCTTGAAAAGGTATACCAAATGTATTAGTTTCACCGGTTGAACTAGACAAATAAATTGGATATTTAATACCCATTTTATTACTTTGTGGTACACCTGTGTTATTCTGATAATTAAATTCAGGAACTAAAACTTGTAAAGTTGTTAAATTACCACCGCTGATACAATCATAACAAACCTCACTATCTCCTAACTGAAAATAAGCAACATTAAAGTTACCTTGAGAAATTTTTCTTCTTCCAACATCAGTTAGTTGGGTGTTTATTAGAGCTGTTGTATCTTTTATTATGAATGCCATCTTATATAAATATAGTTAGTTGATTTATTGACTTGGACCGTAGTATTGTTCATACAATGTGTTTATTAATTGGTTTGTTTGTGGTGTTAAAACTTTTAATAATGTACAATTATTAGTGATTGACGGACCATTGAATCCAACAGTAACATTTTGATTTGCATCGACTATTGCTGATGAACAAGGTAATGTTCCTGTGGTTATTACTAAAGTACTCAAACCACCTGGCGGAAGAGTTGATACTCCGCGAGCACATATATTAACTTTTTGACCTGGTTGTACGTTATATCCATTTTCCGTTCCTCCTGTACAATTGACCCATGTGTAAAACTGAACAGTGTTTCCAATATTTTCAATTTCAAATGGTGAACAAGGTGTTGAGCTTCCACTGCTAATTTTTGTAACAGTAGAAATAACAGTACCTGATACCGTTAACCCTTTTTTCAGTGTAACTGTTGGGTATAAAACACTAAAAGTTTTTTGTGTTGTTGTATATGGATATCTAAAACTGTATGGACTTGGAACGATAATATTTGTTGAAGTCAAAGAGTTTGATGTTGGTGATACCGTTGATGTTCCTGAATATAATACAGGTGTATATGCCGTAGTGGCACTACCTGGTTCAGCCGTGGTATTATTAACAGATATAAATAATGGAACATCAATTGTAATACCATCAGGTAACGGAGGACTTACTTTTAATTCGTAATCCAAATTTTTAATTACTTGGTTTCCGTAATCTTCTTTCGATGTAGATGACTTTGTTTGTAATGACAAAGTATATGTAACTTTCTTAGTTCCCGGTAGTATAGTAAATGAACCTTGAACTTCTGTATTTGAACTGTCCTTTACAAAAAATTGAGTATCACTTTGTGGACACAGATTATTAAAAAGTGGTGAAGATTGGTAGGTACCGTTGAATAATTTATATTGATATCCACCTGTACCTCCTTTAGCCTTTATTATTACACTACCATTACAAGAACCTTCACAAGATTCATTAGTCGTTGTTAAGTTAAAAGATAAAACTGGTGATGATGGACAAGAACCTGATACCGCAGTCCATGTATTCAATGTTCCTTCTTCAACCCATCCGCCCAAAGGATTAAAGGTGTTCGATGAATTTTTCAAAACACTTCCTGTTTTTCCTAATACGGTCCAATAACTAAATGTTGTTGCAGAAACATATGATATAGTAAAAGCAGAACTTGCTGACGATGTGCCAGTATAGGCCGGTCTTTCATTCACAAAATCATAGAATGTAAATGGATAAGCTGTGAATGGTGTGCTATCCGTATATAAACAAAGGTCAGTTGGATAAAATGGTAGTGGTGGTGGCGGTGGGTCACATTCTTCACAAGTGTCAAATGGACCTGAACTTAAAGTGTCACCTGTAATTGTTTGACCACTAGATAAAGTTTGTCCTGAGTATGTCCAACATCCCTGAGCTGTTGTGAATTTATATATTAAACCTTCAACAAAGTTTGATGATGTTAAACCTGTTAAATACAAATAATCAGAATTATTACAACTTTGAAAATAATCCATGTAGAAAGTATCCGATTCAACTAAACATGTTGTGGTTGCACTATAATCACCATAGAAATCTACCACAGTTGCAACGTATTCACCAGGTATTAAATTTTTGATGTTTTGGTCTTTTAACCCATTACTCCATGTAATTGAATATGGTGTTGAACCTCCCGTAATTGTCAAATATATCCTACCGTCATTACTGTCAGGTGTTGAAGAATTAATTGAGTAACATTCTACACCCATAGGTAGAATTGTTATAACACCGCAATCATTATATAGTATAGTTGACATCAGAAGTTTTTAATTATTTCACAATTATTGGCATCGACAATTTTAACACTAAAATCAACCATTGTATCATAAGGTGCTGGTATACTGACACTAAATGGTAAATCAGCATCATTAATCGTTGCCAAATACACACAGGTTATTAGTGATGTATCACAGATATAAACATTATATCCTTGTGTTGCTGTAATTGAGTTTATTGTAATCTGTCTTCCCATTTTAATTAAGTATTATGAACATGTACAATCATTATGTACCGAAACTATTGATGTCGCAGTTCCACCCAGTGTAGTTCCGACAACTTCCCAACATCCTGAGTATCCAGTTCCATTCAATCTCACAAAATCGCCGACACTTACATTCAATAAACCAAAGTTGTTAACCGCAATACTTCTAACTGGTTCAGAACAACTTTCTACGATAAATTTATCAGGTAAAGTTGTTTTTGTAGGAGTTTGAGTAGGTGTCTTAGTTGGTGTAGGAGTTGGAGTTTTAGTTAAGGTAGGTGTGTTAGTTGGTGTCTTAGTAGGTGTGTTAGTTGGTGTCTTAGTCATAGTAACCGATGGAGTTACTGTAACAGTTGGCGTAGGAGTTAATGTAGGTGTCTTAGTTTGTGTAGGTGTCTTTGACGGTGACGCATTAGGTGTATATGTTGGTGTTGAAGTCTTAGTTACAGTTGGTGTTATTGTCGGAGTAACAGAACTAGTTGGTGTTGATGTTGGTGTAATTGTATTAGTTGGTGTTACTGTTGTTGTTGGAGTTACCGTTGGTGTTACAGTACTAGTTGGAGTAGGTGTTGGTATTAAAGAGTTCTCACAACTTGAACATCCACTGAATGATGCAATAATAGTATTGATAGTTAAAGTTGGACTTTGGTCATAAACAATATCCAAATAAGTATAACACTTAGTTGTTCCTGATACATCAGCACTGAAGGTTTGACCTGTTGTTACAATAGTACCACCTGATGTTCTCATAGACTCATTGATATAATAAATTTCATCATCAGAACAATCTTGAATTCTACGTACAAACACACACTCGAATTCAGTATCATTTATGATATAAGTTGTTGAACCTGATACTGGTACATTTCTTTGTAAACTTGGTGTCGGAGTGACTGTTGGAGTTGGTGTGGGGGTTGGAGTTATATCTTCAACTGTAACATCGGCATCTACCAAAAGACAAGGATTTGGACTCGGTGTTAAACTAATTGTCGGTGTTGGTGTCGGACAAGTCTCAGTTGGTTCGGGCACATAGTCACAATCAAACAACGCTTGAAAATCAACCGTAATACAGACGTTTGGTGTTGGTGTGGGGGTTGGTGTTGGACACGGTCCTTCTGACCATATCAATTCATCCAAATCAGGACAATTTGAAAAACATGGGGTTTTACCCGCCAATATACAATCACCACCTAAAGTATCGGATAAACACCATTTTGTTCCATCATAAAAAACAGTACCTGATGTGGAACCTGTCCAATATGGTCTTCCATTATAAGTTCCACCCGATGTATAATTTCCATCATACATTGATGTACCTGAAAAGTTTGTATATAAACAAAATTCAGTATTACAAGGACTGTAAACAGGTGTAACAGATGGTGTCGGCGTTTGGGTTGGTGTAACAGTTGGTGTTGGTGTTGTTTGATTACAGTCCCCAATTACTGTAACAAATACACCCTCAGGTACAATCACACTATATTCACATGCACAAATATTTAATTCAGATAGTTCAGGTACAATCAAATTTTGATTATCACCATTACAATCTACATATGTTACTGTTGATGGGAACTCCTGAGTATTATTAATTTGATATTCAATACAGTTACTTCCCGGTCCACAACAACTATAATCGTCAGTACAAACCGAACAATTATCGTATGGTCCTGTCAGACCACTAATAACATATCTTTCACCAAAACCAGTCATTGGTATTACTTCAGCACAGCCTGTAAAACCAGTTCCTGTTATATAATACACCTGACCAACATTTATGGTTCCAACATAATCATCGACAACAAAAATTTCGTTTGGTGAACAACATGCCCTAAATTGATAATCCGTAGGACCAGCTGTTACTGAAGGAGTGGGAGTATTAGAAGGTGTTAAAGTTGGTGTAACCGTATTGGTTGGTGTAACCGTATTGGTTGGTGTAACGGTTTTAGTTGGTGTAACCGTATTGGTTGGTGTTACTGTTGGTGTTACTGTTGGTGTGACTGTTTTTGTAGGAGTTACCGTTGGTGTAACCGTATTAGTTGGTGTTACGGTATTTGTAGGCGTAGGTGTAGGTGTTGGGCAAACTTGTGAACAAGCATCGGTATACGAACTTACTAAACCTCTGTGTGGTAAATTAGGGTTAAAACATACAACATCATTAATACTACCACCGCTCACAAATGTTCCACAACAATCAGTATACGAACAAAGTATATTATCAACGGTACCTGAAACACAACAAGGGTATGTTGTTAAACAATCATTACAATCAGACCAAGTACCAGGTGTTGTAACATTTATTGTTGTTTCACCTGTCTGAACATAAATTGTTGAACCTGTGACTCCTGTAATATAAGATGCACACCCAACAAAAGCAAATGTTGTAGGGCTCGTTGTGGCAGTGGTTATAGAAAATCTCCATATTTCACCAACGGTTAATGGTCCATATGTATTTTCAAAAGCGAAATCACCCCTTCTAATACTAAAGGTACTACCATCACAACAAGCTGAAAAAGTATAATAACATCCATTTGGATTTGCAGCGTCACATGCCGGACAAGTACTATATTGTTCAGTTGCAAATGATTGTTCTGGTGGGTCTAAAGAATTAGTAATTGTGTAGTAATAACAACTACCGTCACCGGTATAAATAACGGTGCTTACATTTGCGGTCCACGTACCAGCAGTGTCAATTTCAAATGTTCTATAAATTGGAGCACCAGACCCTAAAGGGTTACAACATTGATAAAAATACCTATTAACTAGTGCCATATTATATTATAAATAATCAAATGTTTGTTTTTTATGATTCTTTTCTTAAAGAACCGTCATAAAAATCAAATCGGTCATGTTCGGTTGGTGTTAACAATAACAATCCAGGGTTTATATTACCTTTTTTTGTTTCCTGATATATGAAACTCATCCAAGTTTGTTCAAAAGGTCTGGCCCATTTTGTTTCTAAAAACATTTTTTGATTACCATATTTTGTAACCACTTGTGGCCAATTACAATAATAAACATCACCCAAAGCGTATGGAATACCTTTATATGTTAATATTTTATTAAAGTTGGTTTTTGGTGCATTTGGGTCTAAACCCATCACAGGTAAATTTGGTTTGTTTGGCCAAAATTCTTCTCTAATATGTTGTGGTACATTATACCATGACCATTGAGTTCCGTTGTCACCATAAAACTCGGTGTAATTCATTTTTAAGAAATCAAGGTCTTCTTTCTTAGTAATCTCTAATGAATTAATATACAAATTATTTACAGTTCTATTGAATCCGTTTTTACAAACTTCACCTTTCTTTGGAAAAAAGAACATGTCATCCTCAAAGAAGAAATAAAAATCAAAATTGTTTTCATCGGCATGTTCGGCAATAAATTGTCTACCACCACAGATACCTAAATTATCTTTCTTAATGTGTTCAAAACCAAACTCATTACATAACTCAATATATCTTTCAGTTGTTTCTAAATCTGATGAATTATCCAATAGATATTTTTTTGGTCTATCCAAAAAGTTTCTGTCGTATTGAATCATAGACTCAATCAATGTCTCAAATTGTTTTGGACTATTAAATGTTATAACATAAAGAGCTGAATTATTAATGTTTAAATCTTTGTTTAATGATTTTTTACCTGATATATTTTTAACTTCGTATGTATCATTTTTTAAATCTTCACAGAACTTTGAAATTAACCCGTTACCTTCAATTTCAACATAATCAATCATATCACTATGTTTATATAACATAATACTAAAGATTGATTCTTCGGTACCCATGTATCCACTTCTTAGTGTCTCGGATAATATGTTGTAATATATTCCGTTAATATCTGAAAATACGTGTTTTGGTCCGCCAAATAATCCACCTCTACATACTAACTTAACTTCATCACCAGCATATGAATTTATTTTAGGATATGAGAATCCATGAATTTCGTTGTTTGCATCATATGGAAACGCAACAAAACCAAACTTATCAAAAACCTCAGGTAATTTGTTTTGTATTTTATCGTGCGTAAAATATCCTGGATGAATTGTGTTTGTAATACCAGCATCAATCCAATAAAGATGTTGTGAGTTAAATTGGTCCATAATTCTTGCATCATTCATCAAGAACATTTTGGACATTACCAAAGGATTATACCACTCAAGTTTTGCTTGTGTTGAATCTTGTAACCAACCAGCTTGTCCAAACCAATCAGGATTATTTCTAATCTCTTGTATTTTATCATAAGGAACAGTTTGTTTGAACCATTCCTTATCTCTTGTAATGAATTGTGTATTTGACCTATCTCTTCTTTCAAAAACAAATGATTCTAATTCGGGTTCACCAAAAATAATCATATTGTTTTCAATTTGTAATAATTGGTCAAATTTATCCAAATAATGTTGAAATGTCCTTGACCATCCTTCACCAAGTTCGTCACGTTTAATATTCCAAAGTCCTGTTACAACTGTTACGTTACTCATATTAATATTGTAATATATCATGCCAAACCATGTATAAAGGTTTGGGTTTATTCCAACTTTTATTCCACATTTCAAAATGAAATTCGTCGTGTTGATTTGTTTGATGAACGTCAAATAAAAAATCTAACAAGTGATTTTTATCAAATAAATCATAAACTACTTTCATAATAGATTCTTCAGTACATAAAAAATTGTGTTTTAATACTTCAACAGATAATTTCCAAAATTCTTCAATATATTTTTTGAGTTGTATTGTGTCACCACCAATTAATCCACCTATTGGAAAATCTCTTACAATATCATAATCTATAATCCCATGTTGTTTGAATTCATAGCTAGTTTGTGCGTTAGAACCAACAAGTGTAACAATTTTATTATCACAAATATCATTCAATTTTTCAAATATTTTCGTGTTAAATAATTTAGTAAAATCGTATTGTAACATTTCATTGTGTTGCCAAGCTAAAGGTCCATTACCACTGTGGTATGATTTATCACCAAATGGAACACAATAACGCCAAGGAAAGATACCAGGATGTTGTAAGCCTATATCAACCCAATATACTCGGTCAAAACCATCAAGTTCCTGTTCCAAGACTTGAAACTTTCCCCACATTATTTCAGTACCTCTACCATCAAGACCATTGTTTTCAAAATTCTTATCTCTAACAATGCTAATTTCTTTGTGAAGTTTCATATCAGTAAGCTCAAGAATTTTAATTTCAAGATTGTCTAAATTATGTGTGTTTTTTAAACTTAATAATTCTTCTTGATTTTTTTTTTGGGTATAGCAAATTATTGGTAAATTTATACCGCGACAATGACTAATTAACGAACCCCAATATCTTGGTTTTCTACTTGCTCTTGTTCCTTGAAATGGATACCCCTCAACATCCATCCAATACCCTGTAACTATTTTTGACTTCATTAAAATCTTGTGTGAAAATCGCCGAGTTTAGTATAAAAAGAAAAACAATTTTGAATCAAATTAAAATAACCTTGATATGCATATTTCATTTCAGCTTCTAAAGCTGAAATTCCTATTTCAAAACCATCTGGATAATTTCTGATATCATTAGCTATACTATACCATAAAAATTGTTCCCATCTTTGAACAAAAAATTTAAACTTCCAATTATTTTTGAATACCAAGAATTGTTCATTAACAACGTGTGCTTCATCCCATTTGTTGTGTTCAAAAACATCATAATCGTACAGTTTATCTTTGAAAAAACTTTGTTCGGGTTCTTTTTTATGTGGTCCGATTGGAGCGGGTCTTTCGAATAAAAAATCTAAACCATCTTTTTCCATGTAAGACAACATGTTCAATATTTTTTCTTCTGAAAATCCATTATGCATTCTCCAATCACCATCAGTAAAAATAATATACTCAGGTTTATCTCCTGTTATTTTTTGGTGTTCCAAAATATGTTTTAAAGACAATACTTTTAAATTTAAATTAAAATTGAACCCACCTCGAGAATCATATAATGGTGGGTTTATTACTTTGGTGTGTATTCTATTACCCTGATTTTGAAGTTCATGATTTGTGGTTGTAATAAAAAATTCACATTCGGTTGTATTATCCCTTAGTTCTTTATAGAAAGATGGTGTAATTGATTCGTACGGTTCATTTACCGCTAAAGTTGTAAAACAGTATTTCATTATTTATAAATTTAATTCTTTTAAAAATTCCAAACACTTAACACCACTCGGTTTTGTTGGTTCATCGTTTTCGTCTAATTGTATACCAATAAAAAAATCTTGATTGTCTCTTGGTATGTATGTGTCTTGTTTATCAAAACCAAAATATAAAACATTGGATTTATCAATATTATTGATATACTGATGTAAAATTTCTTGGTCTGTTCCCCACCTTAAGTCAGACGTATTAACGAATTGTATAAAGTGTTCTTCAAACTTATTTATTTTTCTTTTGATTCCAAACAAACCACTTGGCACGGGTGCGTGCCACGGGTGGTCTCTGATAATAAAATAATCTTCATTACTTTGTTCCCATATTCTAATATATTGAACTTCTCTTTCAGATATTCTACTATCTAAATCTCTCACAATTGTTGGAATATCTTGTAAGAAAGAAAAAAATCTCCAAAAATATGGAAAATGTATTGATTCTTTTTCACCTAATTTAATTTTGGAAACATCAATCATTACTGCGCCCATTTCAGTAAGTTTTTCAACATAACCTTGTAATATATTTTCGGGGTGATAATAAATGACTGTTGTCCAATCAGGTAACAATTCCTTATTAATTATTATATTTTTTTCAGCCCCAACATAATATTTTGGGTCATAACCAAAAAGACTAAATGATATATGTTTCATACTACTCAATAATTTTACTAAAAAAATTCAAAATGTAATCCTCATTAAAATAAATTGGTAATTTATTATCAACAAAAATTGGTTCTTCAAAATATGATTTTAATCTATCATTATCTTTATATAACTCATCTAAAAATTCAACTAAACTTTCAAAACTTTCAAATTTGTGACAGTTAATAAAAGATTTAGGATTAAATCCTTCTTCCTCAATATATTGATTACCATAAAATAATGGTATTGTATTTGCTGCGTAAGCGTGTATAATTTTTTCTTGAGTTAAATTATCAGTATTTGTAAATTGGTAGGCAATGTTAAACACTGTGTCAGAGAAAAAATTAATCTTATCCCTATATGTTAGTCCATCAATTCTACCCATGTATTCTTTGTTTGAATAATTGTGGTATTGATAAGGGTTTAGTGTTTCTTCGTCGGGAACTGTTCTACGCCAAGGTCCTGATGATTTAATGAAATGTTTCTCTTGAATCAAATCAAACAATTTTTCTCTGTCGGGATTGTTGCTTGATTGGACTATACTACAAAAATGTTTTTTACTTTCGAGTATCTTCGACCCGTCCCTTTTTTTGGTTAACCAATCAAATGGTGTGTCAAACATTCCTCCTTCATTATGTAAAACAAAAGCATCTAATACTAAAGTTGGGAACCTAAGATATCTCTCATTATCAATATGTTCATAACCTAAAACATAATAGTTATCACCTTTATTTAAATGTGCGTTAAAATCGGGTCTAGCTTCACCACTAATAAAAACTTTTTTAATAGAATCATCATATTGATGAATACCTCTTACAGTTTCATTTGTGTAATAATCTAATTCGTTTTCACGATAAAATTGATTAGTATAGATTACAATGTCCGGATTGATTGCGTCAATCACAACATTATATTTTTTATTTAGGATGTTTACAAAGTAATTCATCCAAGAAAAATTTCCAACACCAGGGAAACTAGCTCTAGATAATTTTATAGTTTTTTTCATGTATATATGTTATTAATTGGTACAAAAGTGTATCGGTCTTCGTCATCAACCTTTAAGTTAACAAATTGTGCAAAAACTTCATTGTTTGAATTGGGACCATCGTTAGTTGTTGGCCAATATATTTTATCTGCGTTTGATAAAAAACTTGCCCAAAATGAAAATGTTCCTTGACAAGCAACAATTTTATTGAACGATGTTATCTCTGAGAAAATATCCAAGATTCCTGACTCCAAATAAATCGGATTATATTTTTCAATTTTACTGATTAGACTTTGATGTTTATATAAATGGTCGTAACCAACATATAACTTATCAAATGACTCATTTTCTAAAATATTAATATAATAGTCATCCGGTAATACAAATCTAGCATCGTCTCTACTGTTTCTTAGCATGATGACCATATCATTATTATTACGTTTTGGTCTAACCAAACTTGAATAATAAGAACGAATTTTTTCTTTATATGGTTTGATATAATCATATTTTGTAAAGTATCCTACCACTTCAATATGATGATTATTAAATTGATTAATAAAACCTTCCAATCCGTTAAAATTAAAAAGGTCAATGTCGTCCATAGTTTTTGTTGGAGACTCAACTCTTTTTCTACCCGTCAAACTTCCAAAGGGAAATTTTTCATTTACATAATTACCCACACTAGTTAACTCCCGTCTTATTAATGGGTTTGGTGGTAAAATTAAATCATAATCTAATATATCTGACGCAACTCTACTTACACCGTAAATAAATAATTTATTACCTAAATTTTTTCTGAACGTTGAAAAATGCCCACCCGACAATCCTTGAACATATTCATCATAAAATGTTATCATTATTATAGGGTATAAACTATAAATTGCCAGTTATTCTTTCACACCATCCTTTAGATTCTGAGTGAGGCCAAACAACCCAATACTTTGGTTTATGTGCCGTTTGGAACTCTCTCCATACTTTACAATATCCATCAGGGTCATTCATCATTTGGTTAATTTCAGATTTATCAGCGTCTTTTCTATATATTGTTTCATCCTGTTCATTGTGGAACGCAACAACCCAAAAATCATAATCTTTTTCAGGTACCGAGCCATAATTAACATCAATACAATGTTTAAATATGCTAGCAAAACTTTCTAACCATTTTTCTTCACTTTCAAATTCTTGCGGATTTGGTGGATACTTTTTATCTAAGGTGTATTGTTGTACAGCTCTTTTTTGAAAAATAAGACCCGCATATTTTTCGTAATCTCTTAATGTTCTTGTAGTTCCGAATCCATAAGGACCATCATGTCCTTCTTGAACTTCTCCGTCCATACCAAATAGTTTTCTATTCAATAAGTGCGCTTGATTATTTCTTCTAACCCATTCTTTATCATCATCCCATTGTTTGGTTCTACCCTTACGAGTATATTCGTGCCAAATCAATACTTTATGTGGGTGGAATAAGTCATATCCACAAGTGTAAGCTCTTGCTGAAATTGAAATTTCTTCACCGTGAAAATAGTAGTGCGGATTGTGTTGAACTTCTTTTGAGAATTGTCCTAAGGTAAAACAGTAGTGTGCGGAATAGAATCTTGCTGGTACTGGTTCTGTCATCTCTCTCCAATTTGGAATTGTCTCAGGTAAGAAGAATACCGCACCTTCAGGAATAAATCTATCAAACGCCATTCTCCAAGGCTCTTGTACCCTACCCGCTGGGTCATTGTCAGGGTCAAATGATGACACATATCCTGTAAGTAATGGTTTCTTATGTCCTTTCTTTTGAAGTTGTTTAACCATGTTAATCATTTCTTCATCCCAATCAGGTGCAAACCTCATATGTGAGTCAATTTGAAGTGTATATGCTTCGTCTTTATATAGTTGTTGAACTAAGTGTCTCGCCCAACAAACACCTTCAGCTTCTTGATAAGGAATATTTAAGATTCTGAATCTATCGTCATTTTCATATTCAGATAAATCATCAAATTTATCATCAGGATGAAATTGTCTTGCAATACCAATGGTAATGTTTTGGGGGTTCTTAGCGTTTTCCAACATGTTCTTAATTGTTGGAATCAGTTGTGGGTCACGATAGGACGCAATCTGTACAAAAATTTTTGAGTTTTTCTTAGGTTTCATTATAAAAATTCCATTTATAAAAGAATATAAGTTTTTACCTAATGAAGTGAATATAAAGAATTGTTTGTACTTTATATTTATATGGAAATATTTATAGTAAATGAAATTACTTAAAACAATAGAAAAATTAATAAGAGAATCTGAGGACGCTTATAATAAAGCGTTGGAGTCTGTTGTTGACGAAAAAGAATTGGACCGTCTTGAAAAGAACTACAAGGACAGTTTAAAATTGATGAAAACCTTTCATCAGATTAACAAAAAGAATTAATACTATAACCCAAATTGTGTTTTGTTTGCGTTGTAATTTTGAATAATTTCAGATTGGGTTAGTATTTTATTATAAAATCTGTAGATTGCAATATCCATAGAACCTTCTTTACTATAAGTTCCGTTACCCTGAGCACCACCACCAAATACTAATTTACCTCCTGAGCTTGGACTCCAAGAAGTGTTGGATGAAGTACCTGTTAGTACACCATTTACGTATAATCTAGTTTGATTTAATGTTTGGTCCCATACCGCAACCCATTGTTGCCATGATGCTGTTGATGACCAAGAAGGTCCTGCCGAACCTCCACTATTTTTTAATAAACCACCCGAATAAAACCCACTAGAAAAATAACTACCATAAATCCCATTCATTACAAAATTTCCAACAGGATTTTTTATCCATAATTCCATAGATATATTTACATTTCCCAATAAATTACCACTTGTTACATTTATAAAACCAAAATCATCAACATTATCAAAACTAATGAAACCACCATTAGCCGAATTAAATGTTGGTGAATTTAATAAAGTCATATTACTTCCATATCCACTTATATCATTCCAAGTACTTGAACCTGATGTATATGAATTTGGGTCTGAAGCATCTAAAAAAAGAACTAACCCTGAATTTACAGGAAATGCGGTTGGTTGATATATTGGAAGTTGTGAATTATATAAATTAACAATATCGGTTGCGGATAATTCTCTATTATATAAATTAAAAGAGCCAACGTTCATATTGGTAGCAGAATTGACACTATCACTTCTAGTTCCCATAGTTAGTCTATTATGTGTATTCCAAGACGAAACACCATTAGCTACTAAAGTAATCATATTCCAAGAACCTGTTGTATTTGTTCCATCTGATACTACACTAGAAGTATTACCAGATGAAATAAGAGTTCCATTTTTATATAATTTAATTCCTGAATTTCCTGTTCCTCCCCAGTATTGGTAATTATTAAGATTACTTTGTCTTCTTACTCCCCATCCTTGTAATAATCCAGCCTCTTCAGCATTATATGAAAAATATGTTTCCCAAGTATTGGTACTATTAACATACATCCAAATATTGGCAGTTATTGTTGTATAATTTTTTAATGTTGAATCTGTTAAAAGAATATAATCATCAACACCATCAAGATTAATATTACCATTGTTAATCGCATTTAAATAAGGACCATTAATCAAACTAAAACTTGACGTGTTTAATAAACCATTATTTGGGATTGTTAAACCAGCCGCAGTTACAGGAAACGATGAAAATGGGTTTGCAGTGGTTCCATCTTCTAGTTGAAATTCTGTGAGTACATATTGAGTATTAGCAGCATAACTTCCAGCAATATATAAAAAATTTTTAGAAATATTATAAGTAAAAGTTTGGGTATATTTTTGCCAAGTAGTTGTAACTGGAAAATTCCCATAGCTCCAACTACTTACATCTCCACTTCCGTTTTGATTATTCCAATTAATATCAAAATTAGGTCCCGATAAGACTTTACCCCAAAAAGAAAAAGTATAAGTTTGTCCTGTAACTAATAATCCGCCCGGACCATAAACTGGATTAGTATATCTACCCCAAGTAAACCCACCTCCTAAATTTTGTAAAGCCTTCGTTGATTTAGAACCAACATAAGGACGGTCATTTGTTATATCCGCAATACTGATAGTACCACCATATGCCACCCAACCAATTGTGGTTCCATAAGCAAAATCACCATTAGCAAAATAATTGTTTACCTTAGGACAAAAATCTAATACTAACCCACTAGTTATTGACCCACCGTAAGGTAATTCATTTTTTAACATGGAATAGATTCCTGAATCTAACAACCAATTTATTGCAGTAGTAGTTCCTGTAAATGGTGTTGAACCTACTCTATCTGGTAACCCGTTAATTATTGTTAATAAACTTGTATTGGTAAAATCACCCGTTCCCCACATTAAAGGTGGGTTAGAATTTTTTATAATAACATATTGATAAGACGAATCAACACTATTGTAAAAAGTAGCGTTTGCCGCACCTGCACCCCAGTTTGCGGGACCAACACCTACAAGGATGTTGGACTGTTTTGCCGTGTTTGGTGGTTGTACTGAACCTGTCTTATATGCTATTGGTTTGGACATAATGATAAATACCAATTTAAAGATTTACAAACCTTAAATTGGGTTTGGGTCTGTCCATTCTGGTGTTGCCAAAATTGTTAATATTTCATCATAGGTGTAAGGACCTTCTTTTGTTGTCATTGTTGCAACAAAATCTGGCGCTTCACCGTCCCATTTAATTAATGTCTTAGTTTCATTAACTGACTTTCGTAATGTAGTTGCTGATGTTTCTAAAACCTCATCAAAATTAATTTTGTTAATTTCACTTACGTTAAAAATTAAAAAATTGCGTTCATCGTATATTTGTATCATAATTTTATTTATTAAAGTCCATATTGTGCTTTTGTAGCATTATAATTTTGTAATAATTCGGCATTTGTTAATTGTCTGTTGTAAATCATTACTTTAAATATTTTTCCTTTATATGTTCTACCCATAAAGGTATGTGAAAGAGTACTTACGTTTCTATTACCTATTGCACCCACATAGAAATTTTGGTCTAATGTTCTATTATTTGGAATAATATAAAACCCATTACCATCTAATGGTAAATTAGATACACCATTTATCATAAATTGGTTAAGATAACCAGTTTGATAATCGTTAGCATCTGCAGCTCCCGCAATATAAGGTGGTGGTACAGCACCTCTAAAAGATTTAAAATTAGTACCATACCATCTTAAAGCACCATCACCTGTAGCATTAACACCCACTAAAGCTGCCAATCCAGGAATATCGTTATCCATTATACCCCAAAAACAAATGGTACCCGCATATGTTGAAGTAAATTGAACGTAATCATCCACACCATCAAATACTAATGCTCCTCCATTTGTTGTGCTATATGAAGTCCCATTTATTAATGTTCCGTTATTGTTATATCCACTCAAATCATAAATTGTTGTTCCTTCACCACCATAACAATTTGGATTTGAAAAATCGTAATAAACTGTTAATCCTTGATTAACTATAGATTGGGATGGGAGATAAATTGGTACTCCAGCACTATATATATTTTGAATTTCCGTATTTGATAACACCCTATTATAATAATTAAAAGTATAAATGTTACCTTTAAAAGGATATTGTTGACCACCAACACTAATTACACTATTAGAACTTACACCGGCACCACCACCTTCTACATTAGTTTGCAAAACACCATTGATATAAATTTTAGTATTATTATAGAGTGTTGTAGCGTTATTTCCACCAACCCCATTAAAGGTAATAGCCATATGTAAAGGAACATTATCTTGGATAGCGTTATTTAACACATAATATCCACCACCATTAGCCGATGATACCCAATAAAAATAAAAAGCACCAGTTCTAGGAACATGTGATAATCCCCAATTTGAACCTCCAGCACCAGCCAATTCAAACCATCCGTAATTATTATTAGACGCCCCTGTTCCCCATTCAAACCAACTTTCAATAGTGAAAGTTTTATCATTCCAAGTTGAGAATCCTATAGGATAAGTAATTCTATCATCCACACCGTCAAAATTGTATGACCCACCATATTTTCCACCAAAATAAGCACCATTAATTAAAGACCAATTTCCAGTGTTTATTAAACCTGTGTTTTGTGGAGTGTAATTAGGAAATGATGAAAAAGTTGTTGATGTTGAACCTTCTTCAATTTGAAATTCAGTAAAAATAGACACACCAGCGACATTATAAAAATAAAATTGAGTTCTAGCGTCGTTATATAAAAAAGTATAATTATACTTTCTCCAAGTACCATCTATTGTAGTACTTGGTAAAACAGTTCCGTTCCAAGGATATGAAAAATTGTTTAATTCTCCCAACCCATTTTGGTTATTCCAAATAGGTCCTTTATCAAATCCAATATCCCCGCTAGTACCATCTGTTTTTCTACCCCAAAACGAAAATGTGTATGTTTTACCTACTTCCATTAAATTAGTTGTATACATTACATTACCACCATTTGTAATTTGTAATGCTTTAGTAGTTTTAGAACCAACATATGGTTTATTATTTGTAATATCAATTACAGTAGATGAACCACCATAAGAACCAAAATAAAAAGGATATCCAGATTCTGTGTTGTTAAAATCTCCATTAACAAATAAATTCTTTTGTGTTGCATTAAATCCCGCAGCCAATCCACTAACAACAGGACCACCGTAAGGTTGTTCATTTTTTAACATAGAATAAGTTCCTGAACCCAACAACCAATTTATTGCAGTACTAACACTTGTAAATGGTGTTGAACCTACTCTATCAGGTAAACCATTTATTATTGTTAATAAACTTGCATCAGTGAAATCACCTGTTGCCCACATTGCTGGTGGGTTAGTATTTCTTATAATCACATATTGATAAGATGAATCAACACTATTATAGAAAGTTGCGTTTGCCGCACCCGCACCCCAGTTTGCAGGACCAACACCCACAAGAATATTGGATTGTTTTGCCGTGTTTGGTGGTTGGATTGAACCCGTTTTATATGCTATTGGTTTCGGCATTATAGTCCAAATTGTGTTTTTATTGAGTTAAAGTTTTGTTGTACTTCAGTATTAGTTAATGGTCTATTATATATTCTAACAATATTAACTGTTGAATTACCAAATTCTTGTAAATTTTGAGATGGTACTTGAGCCCTAACACCACCTATAGTAACATCACCACCAGGGTTGGGTGAATAGTTAGCCGTTGTTCTACCTAAATATTGACCATTTTTATAATACTGGTTTCCACTTCCATCCCAAACAACCACCACATGAACTAAACCACTGTTATTTACACTAATAGTAGCATCTCCACTATTATTTCTAGCCATAATATTTGTAGGTTTAACACCAACACCAAAACCCCAATTTGAACCGTATTGACCTTGAGCAAGTATATTTCCCCCGTTTGTTGAGGTGGTCATCACTAATTCAACTGTCGGTCTTGAGGCGTTTACACTTCCATTACCTGGAATTATGATATAATCATCAACACCATCAAAAACTAATCCTCCACCATACGTTGAACTGAACGCGACACCATTATATAAAGTACCATTATTTCCATACCCACTTAAATCATATATTGCCGTCCCTGAACCGGGATAACAGTTTGGATTTGTAGCGTCTAAATAAAGCGTTAATCCTTGATTAATCATTATACTATTACTTGCTTGATATGTTGGTAAACCAGCGGTGTATAAATTTTCAATTTCAGTTACAGACAATTCTCTATTATATAAATTAAATAAACCAACTTTATAATTAGTCGCCGAATTTAAAGAGTCACTTCGAGTTCCCAAAGTAAGTCTATTATGTGAATTCCAAGAAGAAACTCCAGTAGCAACTAATGTAATCATTGCCCATGAACCTGTCGTATTTAAATCGTAAACATAACTCCATGTTGAATTACTACTTCCAACAAGAGAACCATTTTTATAAAGTTTAATACCCGAATTTCCCGTTCCACCCCAATATTGAAAAGTGTTATCACCACTTCGTCTTAAACCCCAACCTTGAGTTAATCCTGCTTCCTCGGCATTATATGAGAAATATGTTTCAAATGTTGATGTAAAACTATTAATATACATCCAAATATTTGCGGTTATTGTTGTATAATTTTTTAATGAAGCATCAGTTAAAACAGCATAATCGTCAATCCCATCAAAATTAAACACACCACCCTGATTTGTATTGAAATAAGTACCATTAGCTAAAGATAAACTAGATGTATTTAATAAACCTTCATTAGTTGGTTTCATTGAGAGACTATATAAATTATAAACAGAAGGGATTGCATAATTTGTTGCTGTTGAACCTTCTTCTAATTGTAATTCAGTAAATAATACTGGACTAGTTGGACTCCTAAAAGAAGGAGTTGAAGGAGAATAAACATAAAAATAAAATTGAGTTCTTACAGCATTTAAAGTAAAAGTAAAAGAAAATTTTGTCCAACTTGTAGGAAATATGCCTGAACTAGAGGGTAAATATCCAACCCAAGAATTAGTTTCTCCGCTACCAAATTGATTATTCCATGTTAAAAGCGCATCACTAGGAATATCCCCAATTGCTTTTACCCAAAAGGAAAACACATATTGTTTTCCAACTTCCATAGCAATACCTGAATAACATCCGAATCCTCCTCTGATTGCTGTTTTTGTAGTACTTCCTGGATAAGGAGGGTCATTAGTTATATTATAACTTGCGTATCCACCATAATCATACCATCCTATAAAATCAGGATAAGTTGTCGCATTAAATATATTTTTACCTGTTGATGGTCCATTTACAGATATTACTAACCCGTTAGTAATAGGTTCACCATAAAGTTGTTCACTTTTCAACATGGAATAAACTCCTGTTTCAAATAACCAATTTATCGCAGTATTTACGTTTGTAAAAACGGTCTGATTAATTCTTTCAGGTAAACCATTAATTATTCTTAATAAACTTGTATCAGTAAAATCACCAGTAGCCCACATTGCCGGTGGATTAGAATTTTTTATAATAACATATTGATAAGATGAATCAACACTATTATAAAAAGTCGCATTTGCAGCACCAGCTCCCCAATTTGAAGGACCAACACCCACAAGAATATTGGATTGTTTTGCAGTATTTGGAGGTTGGATTGTTCCCGTTTTATAGGCAATTGGTCTTGGCATTGTAATAATAAATACCACAAAATGTTTTCCTTTAATCATTTCTTTCGTATTTTTATTCCAAATGGAAAAAGTAATCTTAACAGGTTCAAAAGGTTTTATCGGGTCTAATTTGAAAGTAGAATTAGAAAAACAATTTGAGGTTATTGAAATTAATGAGGATGTATTTAATTCTCACACATGGAAGTCAGATGTCTCAAATTTATTTTGGTTAGACATTAAATCTGTATTTCACGTTGGCGCTTGTTCAAACACATTAGAACAAGACGTTAATTATATGATGTTGGTTAATTATGAGTTTAGTAAACACATATCAAACATTTGTAAATCAAAAAAAATTCCTTTGATTTATTCGTCATCAGCAGCAAATTATGGAACCAATAATGAATTCCCATCTAACTTATACGGGTGGAGCAAATATATTGCCGAAGATTACATTATTAATAATGGTGGAATTGCACTTAGATACTTTAATGTGTATGGACCAGGTGAAGAACATAAAGGAATTATGTCATCTGTCGCATATCAAATGCACAAAAAGAATTTATCAGGTGATGAAATTAAATTATTTCCTGGTAGTCCAAAAAGAGATTTTATATATGTTAAAGATATTATATCAGCAAACATATTTGCATTTGAAAACTATAAAAAGTTATTGGGTAAGTTTTATGATGTTGGTTCAGGCGTTGCAGAATCATTTGAAAAAATATTGAATATTATGAAAATTGATTTTGGATACACATCAAAAGATATAATTCCAAAAGGTTATCAATTTTATACTTGTTCCAATAAATTAAAATGGATGAAGGGTTGGGAACCAAAATACACACTTGAAAAAGGATTAACTGAATATATGAATTATTTAAAATGAGAGACGATTTTGTAAACTTTCTAAGACCATATGGTGTTTTAGATACTAAAGTTAGATTGGGTAGTAATAATGATGGTGGTTATATTGTAAATCAAACAATATTGGACAAGGCTGATGTGTTGTACACATATGGTGTTGAATATAATTGTGATTTTGAACTAGATTTTCACAATAGAACATCTAAACCTGTTCATTTATATGACCACACCGTTGATTTTACACACCCTAACGACAACTTAATTTTTCACAAAGAAGGATTAAGTCACATAAAAGAAAACGATAAAAAACATTTTTTTGACCATCTTAAAGAAAATGGTGATGAAGATAAAAATGTTTTTTTAAAAATTGATGTTGAGGGTGCCGAGTATGAATTCTTTGAAAATACCAATATTGAAGAACTATCAAAAAATGTGATTGGTATTGTGTTGGAAATACATTGGACTGGTGATGTTAATGAATATCGTCCAAGAGCAACCAAAATTTTAGAAAAAATTACAAACCATTTTACTTTAACACATTTACACGGAAACAATTCCGCACCAATGATTGGTTCATGGTGGATTGCGGTACCTGATACAATGGAGTTAACATTTATTAATGATAGATTGTTTGAAGCATTTCATTTTGATAGAGGTCAATGGCCAACAGAATTGGATATGCCAAATAATCCAGAACTTCAAGATTTTCCATTAGTTTGGATATGTTAATTTGATTTATTATTATTTAATTTATGAGAAAAATTTGGCATACAAGAAACGAATTTTTATGGAACGTACCAGCTCAAGAAGTTGGAGATGCGGTATACTTTGATTTGTCAGAATGTTATTCAATGGGCGATGCTCTTTGTTCAACCCCCACTATTAAAAAAGTTTCAGAAGCATATGGTTGTAAGTTAAATCTAATTACGAAACATCCTGAATTGTTTAAACACAATCCATATATTAAAAACACTTATCGTCCCGATTCAATTAACTTTGACTACCTAAGAGAAAACTTCCTAATCCATAGTTCTTTCTATAATGTTGGTAGACAAAATGATAAAGGAGTTCAGTCAAAACATGCTAGAATTGATATTCGTCAATTCCATGCCATGAATTTAGGTTTTAACTTATTACCCACTGAAATGGAATGTGAATATTATTCAGACCCATTTGAACCTATTGAAGGTTTACCTGAAAAATATGTATTGATACATCCAGCAACCACGTGGCAATCTCGTACTTGGGATTTTGATAAATGGCAATCAGTAACAACCAAATTAAATGAAATGGGAATTGCTGTTGTTTCAATTGGTAAAGACACAGATGAAGTTGGTTTTTGGCATATTGAAAAGAAAGGATTTGATATTGATATTAAATTAGGGTTGAACTTAATGAATCAAACAAATATCTCTCAGGCTTGGCATTTAATTCAAAATTCAATTTGTTTTATAACAATGGATTCAGGATTGTTACACTTGGCAGGTACAACAGACGCTCACATTATTCAACTTGGTTCTTCAATTAACCCATATTGGAGGATTCCATATAGAAAAAACTCACAACAATATAAGTTTCATTATGTTGGTGGTGGTTGTGATATATTTTGTGCTTCAGAATTAAAATATGGTATTGAGGAGTGGGGTTCAATTCAAGGTGTTGCACCTTTGATTAATTGTTTAGAGAAAAAAGAAACTTTTGAATGTCATCCGAGTGATGAACAAATTTTCAAAAAAGTAATAGAAATTTATGGAACAGGAAATTAAAATAAAAGTAGATTTTCATCTTGGCGCCAAAGTTGAGATTGTTGGTGTTCCCGATAAGGAATATCCTGAAGATGAAACTTATGAAGTTTTATTCTTAGATAATAAAACAAATAAACTTTTACATTCAGACACTTTAAAACCAAATTATTGGACAAAAACCGCAATCAATTATTATGTTGAATGGAAAGTGGTTGTTATGAAAAATGGTTTGGGAATTATTCATGAGGAAGTTTTAGATTTAAAAGATAAAGATGTATTAATCGCAATTACAAACACACCAATTGGTGATAATTTGGCTTGGGTTGAATATGTTAAAGAATTTGGTAAAATTCATAATTGTAATATTACATTCCAAACTTTTATTCCTTCAATATTTGAAAAATCTTATAGTGATTTTACAATTGTTCGTGGTGATACTTACGAATTTAATGATTCTAAATTTTACGCAACTTATAAAATATCATACGGCATTCCAAATGAAGAACATATCAATTTACGTAAGTTATTATTTAAGAAAAAATATCTTCATTTTGATGACTTAACATATTGGAAAAAAAATGAATCACCGTATCATCCATCATTAATCCCTCTTCAACATTTTGCACCATCAGTACTTGGTTTAGAATTAAAAGAGATGAGACCTCATTTAATTTGTGAAAATAATGAAAGACCAATTCAAAAAAAATATGTCTGTATTTCTGAATTTGCGTCAGGTGAAATTAAACAATGGAATAATAAAGTTGGTTGGCAAACTTTAGTAAATGAATTAACTTCATTAGGTTATGAGGTGGTTTCAATTTCAAAAGAAAAAACTGACTTAAAAAAAGTTACAAAAAGAAATGGTAATTTACCATTAACTGACCGTATGTGGTATCTACATCATTGTGAGTTTTTTATTGGTGTGAGTTCAGGTCTTGCTTGGTTAGCATGGGCATGTGGTAGAAAAGTAGTTATGATTTCTGGTGTGACAAAAGCAACCAATGAATTTACTGAAGATTGTATAAGAGTAATCAATGAAGATGTTTGTCATGGTTGTTGGAACTCTGAAAAACATGCCGATAAATTTACTGTGTTTGAAAAAACATTATGTCCCGAAAATAAAAACTGGGAGTGTTCAAGAAAAATATCACCAAAAATGGTAATTGATAAAATAAAAGAAAATAATTTAATATGACGGATTTTAATAATATAAATTGTACTATAAACTTTGTTGACGGTGTTTTTATTAACATATGGGATACTTGGAGTCACAGGTATCTTGTTGAGGTTTATGAAAATTACGGAAATGATTGGGCGTTGGTCAATCATAACATAATGTCCCCCGAAAATTGGTTTGTACATTTAGGTAAAAAATTTAGAAATCAGTGGAGAGTTAAAATTTGGGGTTGGAAAAATAACTATCCAGTATTAGTTACTCAACATACATTTAATGAATCAGATAAAGAAGTAGCCTTAACATTTGATACTGACTCATATAAAGAGTCATGTACGTGGGCAGAACAATCAATTGATTATCGAGATAAAGTAAGAACAAATCTTACAATATATTCAAAATTTTCAGACAGATTATCACAACAATATGTTGATTCTAAAATAACATTCTTACCTTTAACCGACATTAGTAGATTAAATACAAAATACTATTCAAGATTTAAAATTGGTAGGTTTAACATTAAACGAGAATCTTTAGGTGAATGGGGAAGTGGTTTTTTATTTTGTAGTAACCATACAAAACCAAACGTATCATCAGAACATAAAAATAACTGGTTACCATTTAACTCAAGAGAACTTTTTAACGATATAATGAATTTATGAGTACAATTATAGGAATACATCACGGAGGTCACGATTCATCAGTTGCATTAGTAATTGATGGTAAATTAGTTTGTGCTATTGAAGAAGAAAAATTAACAGGTATTAAAGCAATACATAGTTATTGGGCACACCCAATTAAAGGTTTAGAGTTCATTGAAAAGAACTTTGGTGTTACATTGGAAAATTGTGACCATGTTGCTTTTGCATTACCAAAACACTATAAGATTGAAGATGATAACATATGTTTAATTGATAAAACAACTAGTTATTCACACCATAAATGTCATGCTTTAGGAGCATATTTTACATCAGGATTTGAGGGTAAAGTATTGGCTGTGAGTCATGATGGTCAAGGTAATAGAAGTAGAGGAAAAGTTTACTTATGTGACAATGGTGACTATGAAGTTGTTAGTTCACAAAACGTTCCAACAACCACATCATTAGCTGGTTTGTGGGGAAGAGTAACCGTATTACTTGGTTGGCAGATGTTTAAAGATGAAGGTAAAGTCGTTGGTATGGCATCTCATGGTAAATACAATGAAATGTTGTACAACTATCTTAAACACATTATAAAATATAATGGTGACTTAACATTTGGACCATCAAATTCTGAAACATTGTTTGATTTTATTTTTGTTGATAAATTAAAAAATTCAGGTTATTTTGATTCTGAAGAAAATAGAAATGACTTAGCATTTTGTTTAGAAAAACACACCGAAGAATTAATGTGGCAATATCTTAGAGATTTGAAATCCAGATATCCTGATTATAATAAAGTAACATTTAATGGTGGTTTATTTGCTAACGTAAAATTAAATCAATCCATCAATAGTTTTAATTTCTTTGAGGAGATTTACATACACCCTTCAATGGGTGATGGTGGTTTGTCTACCGGTGCTGCGTTGTGTAAAGCAAATGAACTTGGTGAATTGTTATTACCACTTAAATTAGATAATGTATTTTTTGGTTCAGAATTTAATGGTGACGATTGGATGTCAGAAATAAATAACTATCCAGGTCAAATTTATTTTGAACCTTCTTCACATAGTAGAGTTGCCGAATTAATAGATGAAGGAAAAGTTGTTGGTTTATTTTATGGTAAAACAGAGTATGGTCCAAGAGCGTTAGGTAATAGAAGTATTGTTACTAGACCTACCGACACCAAAACACACGTATTGTTAAATAAAAAATTAAGACGTAATGAAATTATGCCATTTGCACCAAGTGTGTTAAAAGAACATATTAATACTATCTTTCACGCAGATAGGTCACTATACGCAGCAGAATTTATGACATTGTGTTATGACACCAGAAAAGAATGGGTTGATAAGATTCCAGCAGTTATTCATCCAAAGGATAAAACTGCAAGACCTCAAGCTGTTGATAAAAATAATAACCCAAATTTTCATAGTATCATATCAGAATACTATAAGTTATCCGATATTCCTGTTGTATTAAACACATCATTTAATGCTCACGGGGAACCAATCAATAACTACCCAAGTCAAGTTATAAAACATTTACTTGAAGGTTGTGTTGATTATATTGCTACAGAACATTTTATTTTTAGTAAGCTATAATGAATAACAAGGAAAAACTATTATTTTTTACACCTCACTTATCAACAGGTGGATTACCTCAAGTATTGGTAAATAAAATTTCTTTATTAAAAGATGAATATGATATTTTATGTGTTGAACACCATAATCATGCGTGGTTATTTAATGTACAAAGAAATAGAGTATTGGAACTTATTGGTGAAGACAAATTGATTACATTAGATGATAGTAGAAGAAAAGAACACTTCACTGAATTACTAACATCGTTTGACCCTGATTTAGTATGTTTAGAAGAATTTCCTGAATATTTTTTAGAGGATGAAATAACTGCGGTTGTTTATAACAAACAAAGAAAATATAAAGTATTTGAAACTACGCACGATTCATCATTTCCTGTTCAAAATAAAAGATGGTTTCCTGATAAATTTTTATTTGTTAGTCCTTTTAACGCTTTCAGATATTCAGTATATGATATACCATACGAAGTTATTGAATACCCTGTTGATTTCAAATCAAGAGACCAAGAAAAATATAAAGAATTACTCGGTCTTGAAAAAGATTGTATACACATTGTAAATGTTGGTTTATTTACCCAAAGAAAAAATCAGGGTTATTTGTTTGAAATTGCTCGTAAATTACAAGGTCATAAATTTAGATTTCACTTCTTAGGTAATCAAGCTGGTAATTTTAAAGATTATTGGGAACCTTTAATGAATAACAAACCTGATAACTGTATTGTTTGGGGTGAAAGACATGATGTCTATAACTTTTTACAAGCGGCTGATTTATTCTTCTTCGCATCAAAAGGTGACCGAAATAATAAAGAATTAAATCCAATTGCAATTAAAGAAGCGTTGGAATATAAAATGCCAATGATGATGTTTAATTTAGATGTTTACTGTGGTAAATATGACATTTATGATAACATCACATATCTTACTGGAGATATAAACCAGGATACAAACTTACTACTTAAAAAATTTAACATGGATAATTTACAAAACTTAATGCACATCAGCTACGAAAAAGATGAAAACAAAATCAATATTTTTTACAGTGGTTACGACCCAATTGATTATAAAGTATCGTTCAAATGTTTAACATCGGGAGCACCAATGTATTGGATGAATTTTAAAGCCGACTCACCTTTGGGTTGGTTTGTAATACCAATACCTCAACATATCATAAAGTTCCATCAATTGGCAACTTTTAGAGGTTTCTCACTTGATTTTTATGACCAAAATGACAATTTAAAATACAGTCACGAAATTGTTGTAAATGATATTTTTCCAAGATTACCTAAAGTAAATTTTGAACCATTTGATTGTTCATTCAGGAATTATATAGAATTCTTTAGTGATGACATTTACGGTAGTTTTAACCTAAATGATATGGATACGGTAATTGATGTTGGTGCTAATATTGGTTTATTTGCTAAGTACATGTACGCTAAAGACGCTAAAAAAGTTATTTTAGTTGAAGCGAATCCTTTATTGGATAAAAATATTAAAACAGTTTTAGGTTCTGATTATGAAAAATCACCGGTCTATTTAGCACCTTTAACAGGTAAGAAACAAAACATAAAGTTTCATTACTCAACAAAAAATTCAACAATTGGTACTCATACTTTTGATAACTCAAATCCATCGTACAGTGATTTAGATTCAACTATGGACTTAGAAACCATAACATTTGATGAGATTGTTAACGAAAATAATTTAACAAATATTTCATTATTTAAATGTGATATTGAGGGTGGTGAATATGAGTTAATTGAATCATTAACTGATGAACAAATGAATATGATTGAAAAGTTTATTATTGAGTTTCATGGTAATAATAATGGTGAATTGATACCAATGGTGGATAAGTTAACTAAATTTGGATTTGAATGTGAATTATTCACACTACATATGACTCGTAAAGATAGGGTTAGTGTTAATGAACCTCACGGTGTTTTAATCACTAAAAGAAAAAAATAATGAATATTTTTTCATTAAATAGTGTTAACAATAAGGTTACTTTTAGAACTCACGGTGTTTCTAAAGTAATAAATGATGATGAATTTCCATTAAATGTGTATTTTTCAAAATACATTAATGACGAAATTGTTTGGAAATCAACCGCAAATGACAATTGGTTTGTAGATTACAACGATTTTAATTTTAAGAATATTACTGTAACCACTAAATCAGGTAAAACTATTTTTGAGGAAAGGTTCATACCAAATAAACAAGATTTTTTACACCAAATATTCTTAACATATTGTTCATCAAACCCTAATAATGTTGGTTTGGCTATAGGAACACATGATGGTGAATATGGTGAATGGGTACAATCTGTTAAAGAAGGACACACAAACGCAATTCTTGTTGAAGCGTCTGATAAACAATTTAATGGTTTAATAAACAATTATAAATCAATTAACAACGTTAAACTAATTCAGTCTTTAATAACACCAAATGGGGATGAAGTTTCTTTCTATGAAAGTGAATCAGGTTATTTTAATTCAACAGATATTAATCATTTTGAAAAATTTAATATTACAGATATTGTTGAAACAAGAAAAACATCAATATCGTTAAAAGATTTAATTATAAATAATTTTGATACTAAACCTTTTTGGATGCACTTAGATGTTGAGGGGTTAGACGCTAAATTAATTTTATCGTTAAAAAATAATACCCATCTGTTATCTGATTTTATTATTTTTGAAAACTCAAATATTACTGATGAAGATAATGATGAGGTAAATAATTTTTTATTATCTTTAGGGTATGAACTATTTAATTACGATATTTCAACATTAGCAATTAAAAATTAAATATGGCAAACGGAGTTTATAAAATAACAGATGACTTTGAAAAAGAACTTGGTAGATATACTGGAGCACCTTATGTTGTTACATTAGATAACATGAGTAACGCATTATTTTTAGCATTGTATTATGAAAAAAATATAACCAAATCAATTCAAAGTGAAAAAATATCAATACCAAATAGAACATATCCTTCAGTTCCTTGTGAAATAATACACGCAGGATTAAAAGTTGATTTTATACCTGTTGATGGAAAAACAATTAAAGGTTCTTATCAATTAATTGGTTCAAATGTTTGGGATTCAGCATTGTCATTTACTGCTGACATGTATAAACCAAATAGTCACATGTGTATTTCATTTACAGGACCATATAAACACTTTAAACTAAGTAAAGGTGGTGCAATACTAACAGATAGTTTAGATGCGTATCACTGGTTTAAACGAGCAAGATATAGTGGTAGACGTGAATGTTCATATCATGATGATAACTTGGATATGTTAGGTTGGAACTTTTATATGATGCCTGAGTTAGCAACACGTGGTTTACTACTAATGAATCAATTCTATAATATTGATGGTACTAAAAAACAAAATAATGATTTAGAATTACCATATCCTGATTTATCAAAATTTGAAATTTATAAACAATGATTAAAGTTTTAGTTGGTAATGGTGGTCACGCTCGTGAAGTTATGTCACAAATGGGTGTTAAATTAAAAAGATTTGTTGATGACGAATATGTTAACTCAGATACATTACCATTATCTTCATTACAACCTGATAAACATGTTGTAATGGTTGCAGTTGCAAACTCTAAAGATAGATACGATATAATACAAAGATTACCAAAAAACACAAAATATTTTACATTCATACATCCCACAGCTATTATCATGGATGATGTAGAAATTGGTGATGGTAGTTTTATTGGTGCTTATTCAATATTAACAACTAATATTAAATTAGGTTCACACACATTATTAAATCGTAGTAACCATATTGGTCATGATTGTATCATTGGTGATTATTTTAGTGCAATGCCAGGTTCTATTGTTTCAGGAAATGTCACAATAGGTGATAAAGTTTATTTAGGAACTAATTCATCAATTAAAGAAAAATTATCAGTTGTTGATAATGTAACAATAGGTTTAAACACTGGTATTGTTAAAAACATTAATAAAGAAGGAATTTACGTTGGAGCAAATACAAGAATGTTATGAAAGTAAGTGTTATAGTACCCGCTTATAAATTTGCGAATTATTTAGAACAAGCGTTATTGTCCGCTTTATGGCAAAAAACAAGTTTTGAGTTTGAGGTATTAGTTAGAGATGATTTTTCTCAAGATGGTTCAGAGCAAATTATTGAGCGATTAACTAATTTTTATCCCAATTTAAAACATTTTCGTGCAACTGAAAATTTAGGTTTTCATAAAAACATACCATTTTTATTATCGCAAGCACAAGGTGAATATATCGCCTATTTAGATGGAGATGATTATTTTTTTAATGAGTATAAATTACAAAAACAAGTTGATTTTTTAGATGCAAACCCTGACTATTCAATGCATTGTACAGGTTATTGGTTATACACTAATGGTATTTATACCCCCAACAAAACTAATACATGGTTATGTAGTCCAATTAAAGACATAACAACAGAAGACTTATTTGTAGAGAATTACGTATCTTTTGGAAGAATGTTTAGAAATTACAAAGATTTAATTAAACCATACATGATGTCATTACCTTATTTAGATTATCCTGTCAATTATGAGTTATCATTAAGAGGTAAGATACGTGGTGATGAATGGGTTGGTGGTATATACAGAGAACATGGTCAAGGTGTTTTAACATCACTTTCACCTGAAGAAAAAAAACAAACACATAAATACGTAAGAGATTACCTATATAACAGACACAATCAAATGAAAAATAAAACAATTACAATCATAGATTCTTTTGTTCATAACAAAGAAGTTGAAGTTAAATTATCACAATTTTTGGATATTTTAAAAGGAAATAATCAAGATACTTTATTAGTATCTAACACAATTATTAAACCTGAAATTTTATCCAAAACAAACTATTACTTATACGACTCAAATAATAAATTGTTTGAAAATGATTATACAAATGTTAGTAATGTGACTTTATATCATTTGAGAGATGATATTGATATTTTTGATGTTATGCCAGGTTTACAAAGACATGGTCTACCTGTATTAGTTAATCTATTCAATTCTTTAATATTTGCAAAGTCATTAGGTTATACCCACTTTCAAAGATTAGAAGTTGATGATAAACTTTCAGAGTCATCTTGGGATTACATAAATACCGTACCATCATTGTGTCACGACAATGGTAAAAAAGGATTGTTTTATTTTAATGAAAATGACTCAAGAAAAGATGTTTCGTTTCACTATTTTTACTGTGAGATTGAGTATTTTTTACAAATCATTAAACGAATTACATGTGAACAAGATTATGTAAATTATTTAATGGATAGGTTTGGTAATTTAGATTTTAAAATTGCCGAAGAATATTTGTATCAGAATATTATTGATAATGATATTGACTCACACATTTTAAGAAAAACTGGTGACCAACAAACAATTGATTTTGAAGGTACCTTATGGAATACTGAGACTTCAATTAGTAACATATCCCCCAAGTATGAAGGTTGTTCAACAAGAATATATAAAGTATATAGAAATATTGATAGTGTAAAAACATTAACAAACTATTTGGCTGTTGTATCTTACAACTATACAGATACACCAAAAAATAGAGTTGTTATATCATATTTTAATGACGGAACTGAACAAACATTTAATCAATCTGTTAGTGGAAAACATAGTTGGTCATACTATATTCCAAAAGATGGTTTAGAAAAAATTGATGTGTATGAAGATGGTAGATTTCTATATTCTGAAACAAATAACAATGTATATGCTAACATGTATATTAAATGATATCATTAACCATTACAACGTGTAAAAGATTTTCATTGTTTGAAAGAACAATAAATTCTTTCTATAATAATTGTGTTGACCGTGATTTGATATCACACATCTTTCATTATGATGATTCATCTTCAGATTTTGAAAGGAAAGAAATGTTTCTTTTATTAAAGAAATTATTTCCAAAGGTGATGTTAACATCAATAACATTTCAACCTTCAGATTTTAATACCAGAAAAAGACATTTGGAGATTATGAAAGTTTGGAAAACAAACAATGAAAAATTTAATTTTGATTATGTGTTTCATTTAGAGGATGATTGGTTATTTCAACAAAATTTTAGATTATTAGATGGTATTAATTTATTAAGTAATAATGACGATATTGCATTAGTTGGCTATTCATGGGAAAAAAAGATATTCCCACCAGAATTATTTACACCAAGAATAATTGGTGATTTTTGGGAATGGTATTATTCTGAAAAACACGAATTAAATGAACCATTATTTTTAGATGAGGTTGAAATGAAATACTTACCTGAAGGTGATTGGGTTAAAGTAATCAATTGGCCATACTTTGGATTTAGACCAGCAATACATGATATTAAAAAATTAAAAACTATTGATAATTTTAATGGAAATATGGATTCATTTGAATTAGAATTCGCATTAAGGTTTGCAAAAAAATACAAATCATTTTTACATTTGGAAAGAATTTGTTATCATATAGGTATTCATAATTCATCATACAACTTAAACAATTCAGAAAGATAAAATGGAAAACTTTTTATGGGTTACAATTGGTGACCAACAATTTAGAACCGCTCAAACAAAACACATACCTAAAGCCTTTTCAATAATATTAAAAGACTTTGAACAAATTATTGAGATTGGTACTTTTACAGGTGCTTTTACATATTGGTTATCAGAAAATAAATCTGATTCATGTAAAATAATATCATACGATAATAATCCTGATTATTTACAAGTTAATAATATTAAAGATACCACCTTAAGAGTTGCCGATTGTTTTGATGTTGACGTGATTGGTGAAATAAAATCATTAATTAGTCAACCAAAAAAAACATTATTATTATGTGATGGTGGTGATAAAGAAACTGAATTTAAATTATTCTCAAGGTATCTTAAAACGGGTGATGTTGTTATGTTACATGACTATGAAGAAACACCCGAAGAGTACGAAAAAATAAAAACCGAATTAGATTGGCCAACAATTTCCGAATCTCATTATAAAAATTTAGAAAGATATCTTCCCGAATTAAAATTAAGACCATATCTTTATAATGAATTTAAACAAGTCCTTTGGGGGAGTTTTATTAAATGTTAAAACAAGAAAAAATATTAATCAATATTAATAATATTGATGTTGAAACTGCTATAAATAATGCAATTTTAAAAATTAATTTTACAACATTAGGGTTAAATGACCAACAACAAACAATATCTGTAAAGATATCAGACCCGTATTTTGATATACCATACTCACCCGAAATTATTAATGTAAATTGTATTGATGGTCCAAATTATTTTGTTAATTTTACGATTGGTAGTCATTTTGGGAAACATAATAGATTGGGTTTTAAAGGTGGGGTACATTTAAGATGTTATATAGAAGATTATTTAGTTTTTGAAAAAAAGTTTTTCTTTTATAAGAACTATCTACCATTAAGAAACATATCACAACAATATCCAATGAATTATAAACGATTATGGATTATTGGTGATTCAAATGTGTGGGGAACTTTTGGTAATGATGAGTACACCCCTGAACCAATACATGATTATTTACCCATAAGGTATAGTCACCCCTCACTAAGTTTACATAGATTTTTAAATAAAGATAATAAATCATTTATTGATTTATTACCCATAGAAGATGGCGATATTATAGCCTTTTATTTAGGTGAAATAGATACTAGATATGGTCTACCTAAATCATCTCAAGAAAAAAATACTTCAATTTCTCATTTAACAAATAAGTTATTATTTAAATATAAAGAATTTCTACAGACTTTTATTTCCAAACATCCAAATAATAAAGTGATTGTTATGTCCCCAAACCCACCAATTAAAAATGGTTTAATTGATGAAGAAAAAGAACGTCAATTAATTAAAGGAACAAATAATGAAAGAAAATATTGTGTTGATTCATTTGATGAGTTTTTTTCTAATGAAAATTTTCTATATTTTAATTGGAAAAAAGATTATACTGATAATTTTGGGTTTGTTGACCCAAATTTTTTATTTGATAATGATTTTCACATAAAAGAATATAACCAAATATTAAAATCATTTAGCGAATTTATTAAAACAATATGAAAATAACACAAGTAACACCAGGTCTTATATCAATACCTCCAAATGGTTGGGGAGCAATTGAAAAAGTAATATGGAACTATAAACTTCAATTTGAAGAAATGGGTCACGTATGTGATATTAAATACTTAAATGATGTTGATGTAAATAATACAGATATCATTCATTTACACGTTGCCAATTTAGGTATTGAAGCTCAAAAAAGAGGTATACCATACATCTTTTCATTACATGACCATCATGTTGTTAGACATGGTAAAGATTCTCATACATATAAACAAAATTTAGAAGCCATTAAAGGTTCAATAGTATCCTTTACACATGCAGAATTTTTAGTTGATTACTTTGAGGAAACTGATAAGTTATTTTATTTAACACATGGTGTTGATACCAAGTTTTTTGATTTACCTTATAAGGAAGATTTTAAACACAAATTATTATGTATAGCAAATAATGGTTATGCTGATGACCAAACCATAGATAGAAAAGGATTTAGATACGCTATTGAAGCCGCTAAAGAATTAAACATGGATATTACAATTGTTGGTCCTCCTAACAATATGAATTTTTTCAACGCAAATCCTGATTTATTGGAGTACGGTAAATTAAACATAATTTCTCACAATCCAAGTGAAGAAGAATTATTAAAAATAATTGAAGAGCATTCAATATTCCTTCACCCATCAGAATTGGAAGCTGGTCACCCAAATTTAACATTATTGGAATCAATTTCATGTAGAGTACCTGTTGTTGGGACATATGATGGTAACCACAAAATTGAAGGTTTGTATAAAGTAGAAAGGTCAACTGAATCAGTTAAAAAAGGTATATTGGAAGTTATTGAGAACTATGCTCATTATATGATTAATACCGAAATTGATAGAAAATATTATGATTGGTCAACAGTTTGTACAAGATTGTTAAACATGTATGGTGATGTTCTTAAAATACAAAAAGAATATACTTCTGATATTACCAAAAATTTATTTATTAAAGCGTTTAACGAAACAAAAGATTTAAAACCAATGTTAAATGAAAAATTGGCAATAAATGTACATTTTGTTGATGGTCCAACTGTTGATGTTCAAAGTAATCTTGACGATGAATATACCGTAGATTTTTTTGAAGATGATAACACACTAACATATACTTCAAAAATAAGAAGTAATATGTGGACAAAATCAAATAAGAAATTTCATAAAGATTGGAGAATCAGAGTTTCTAATTCATCAGGAACAATACTTAACCGTAAGTTTCCTTTTGAAGGTATGAGAGTTTATATTGCAATTGATTCAAGTTCGTTAGGTGATTCAATTGCTTGGGTACCATATGTTGATGAGTTTAGAAAAAAACATAAATGTCATGTGATTTGTTCAACTTTCAAGAATTTTTTATTTGAAAAATCATACCCTGAAATTGAGTTTGTTACGCCAGGTATTGAAGTTAAAAACATATACGCAATGTATAAGTTGGGTTGGTTTTATAATCGTGATTTAGAACCTACATTACCTAATACAATACCATTACAACAAACCGCTAGTAATATTCTTGGGTTAGAATTTAAAGAAATTAAAACAAATATTGATTTTATACCAAAAGAAAAACCTTACCCTGAAAAGTATATTTGTATTGCAACCAACTCAACCGCTGGTTGTAAATATTGGAACAATCCAACAGGATGGGTTGATTTAATTAGACATTTTAAATCATTAGGATATAAAGTAATTAATATCTCACAAAATGGTGATAAATACGAAGGTGCCGATTCATTAGAAGATGACTCAATTGATAATACAATGAATGTAATTTATCACAGTCAATTTGTTGTCGGTCTTTCAAGTGGATTATCTTGGTTAAGTTGGGCTTTAGGTAAACACGTTGTGATGATTTCTAATTTTACAGAACCTGACCATGAATTTACTTCAAATTGTACAAGGATTATAAATATGTCAGTATGTAATGGTTGTTGGAATAATCCCATGTTCTTATTTAATAAAGGAGATTGGAATTGGTGTCCTGAACATAAAGATACTGAAAGACAATTTGAATGTCATAAATCTATAACCGCAGATATGGTTATATCACAAATACAAAATTTATTATGAATATAGAAGTATCACATGGAGAAATTGTTGACAAATTAACAATTCTTCAAATTAAAAAGGAAAATATTACCGACCCAAATAAATTAGATAACATCATAAAAGAGTATGAGTATCTTTTATCTGTGGTTGAAAATGATTTGGGTATTTCAACTTTATCACCTGAGTATTTAGAATTATTGTCAGTTAATAAAGACCTTTGGGTTATTGAAGATGATATTAGGGACAAAGAAAGACAAAAAGAATTTGATGAAGAATTTGTTAGTCTTGCTCGTTCAGTTTACTATACTAATGATGTTCGTGCTAAAATTAAAAAAGAAATTAATTTGAAGTTTTCTTCAGGATTTATTGAAGAAAAATCTTACAGTGATTATCTGTAAGGTGTTCCACCTACCCAAAATACCAAACTTTTTCTAATACCTTTTGTTACGGGTGTAACCCTATGCATAATACAACTTGGGAATATTGTCATACTATATTGTTTTCTTTCCACTGTTTTAATCTCACCACCAGGCCATAGTTCCAAATCACCACCTTCATATTCGTCAGGATTTGTTAACAGTACCGACATAGACACTTTTCTTTGAGCACTAGGACCATGTCCTGTATCTATGTGCCAACCATATTCACCATCGTCTTCATATTCAGTGTATTGAATAGGTTCTCTCGCCATAATTAATTCAAAATTCCAAAGTTGACCATTAACTGATTGGATGATTTTCATTAATTTGGTAAATAACCACATAGTTTCATTTGTTGGGTATATCCATTTAACATTACTTTTTCTAACATCTTTGTTAACCTCACCAACAAAATTTTCATTTACAATTCTTCCTTCTTCATACTCTAAAGAATTAATTATATTAATTAATTCATCAATTTCAGGTTGTGAAAATTGGTCATCAACATTTGCGTGCTTACCTATATCAATTGTTGGTGGGTATGGAAATATCGGTATTTTACTTGACATAAATAAAGTATATTAAATAAAATCTATTAAGTAAACTTGCAAATTAAAATTATGAAACTCTAATGTAAACAGTCCCACCATTTGCAACATTAATAATTGCTCCGGTAGTTAATAGACCCGGAAATGTAGTTGGTGAACCAGGAAAAGCGGTGAAACCAGCACCAGTGTCATAATCAACATTTACCGCTGGTGTAAATGGTGGTGCACCAGCATTTAAATTAACCTGTAAATCTATTTGATACCAATGGGGTTGGTTACCAGCGGTCCCCCCTCGAATCATTGCATTAATTTGTGTTTGTGTATCAGCGTTTGGTCCACTATTTGAACCGCTAGCCAAAACAGTTGCATCATTAATTGTCACATCAATAGTTGATACCCAACTAGGTGTTCCTGATTGGAATTGAATGTCATAATAACTCTCAGAATCTATATCATAAAACATTGATATAGATGCGTTTTGTGTTACTGCACCTCCAGCAGGACTTGATGGTAAAGGATAAAATGCTGGATAAAATGTATAGTCATTAATAAAACCATCATCATATATGTATGTTGCAAAATCATACAATCCAATATCAATATTAGGCGTAAAGTTAACCTCAGCCCTAATATTATCATAACTAATAGGATTACCGGGTGATGCTGGTCCTGGTGGTGTTGCCATATTCTATTAACAATCAACTGTTGATGATGGTCCGTAAATACTTTGCAAATGAGTTCTTAATTCAGAATACCCCGCTGAAAAGATATCAGTAGTTTCAAATGAAGTAAAACTACTAACCTTTTTATATACATAATTACCAATTTGTTTATTTGTCACAATATTGTCTTTATTGTTTTTATCTACTTCTGAGTTATAAATTTCTAACCCAAATCTAACAGCATTGTTGGATTTATCAATTAAATAAGTACCTATTCTTACATAGGCTTCAGTGGTGATTCCACCACTGGTTCCTATTTGTGTTGTTACTTTTATAGCCATTTTATTTCTTTTCTAATTCTTTAATTTTATTGTTCAATTCTTGAATTGATTGGATTAGGAATGGTACCAATCTTTCGTATGACACTGTTTTATATAACTCCTCATCACCTGTTTGAAGTAATGTTGTATTTGTAACGATTTCAGGTATTATTTTTTCAACTTCTTGAGCAATTAATCCAAAGTCATTTCCTCTTCTCATAACATCTTTCCAAGTATATGACACAGGTCTTAATTTTTCAATAATACCTAAACTGTTTTCAAGAGTTTTAACATTATCTTTTAATCTTTCATCTGATGGTGTTGTTGAATATCCAATAATGTTCGCAGTTGCGTGGAAATCACCATATCCACCATTGTTTGTCATTCTGAACATTTCAGTTCCGTTCAATGAGTATCCAAGATATGAAGTTCCACTGTTGAATATACCTGTGTTTGTATTTGCCGTCCATGAGAATGATGGTGCTCCTGCCGAACCTGAAACTCCTGACCTGTAACCCGCGCAGTTGTGGACAAACGAATCCGAACCTTTAATGAATAGACAACAAGATGATTGTATTTGTGAACCATTCACTGCGTATACGATATACAAATCAGATACGTTATTACATGTGAATGAACCACCGCTAATACCTGAAGTACCACTTGGACCACTTAATCCTGAAGAACCTGTTGTACCTGAAGTACCGCTAGTTCCTGAAGTTCCTGAACTTCCTGAAGTTCTTGATGCCCCTGATGTACCCGCATTTCCTGATGAACCCGCTGAACCTGATGTTCCACTTGTACCTGAAGTTGCTGACGCTCCTGAAGCTCCCGCAGCTCCTGATGAACCTGCAGTTCCTGAAGTTCCTGATGAACCTGAAGTTGCCGATGAACCTGCAGTTCTTGATGCTCCTGATGAACCTGCAGTTCCTGATGTACCGCTTGAACCTGAAGTTGCTGATGCTCCTGACGCTCCTGATGAACCTGCAGTTCCTGAAGTTCCTGATGAACCTGAAGTTGCAGATGCTCCTGATGTTCCAGCGTTTCCTGATGCTCCTGACGTACCACTTGTACCTGAAGTACCTGATGTTGCTGATGCTCCTGACGCTCCTGATGAACCAGCAGTTCCTGATGTACCTGAGGTACCTGATGTTGCCGATTGTCCTGACGCTCCCGCAGCTCCTGATATACCTGAAGTACCACTTGAACCTGATGTTCCTGATGTACCGCTAGTTCCTGAAGTTGCAGATGCTCCTGATGTTCCAGCGTTTCCTGATGCTCCTGACGTACCTGAAGTTCCACTTGTTCCTGAAGTTTGAGATGCTCCTGACGCTCCTGCGGAACCTGATGTACCTGAAGTTCCACTTGTTCCTGATGTTGCCGATGCTCCTGACGCTCCTGCGGAACCTGATGTACCTGAAGTTCCACTTGTTCCTGATGTTGCCGATGCTCCTGACGCTCCTGATGAACCACTTGTACCTGATGTACCACTAGTTCCTGATGTTCTTGAAGCTCCTGATGTTCCATCAACACCTGATGTACCACTTGTACCAGATGAGCCGTTTGTTCCTGATGTTCCTGATGTTCTTGAAGCTCCTGATGTTCCCGCGACTCCTGATGTTCCTGAAGAACCATTTGTTCCTGATGTCGCTGAAGAACCCGCTGAACCTGAAGTACCACTTGTACCTGATGTTCCTGATGTTGCCGATGCTCCTGACGCTCCTGCGGAACCTGATGTACCTGAAGTTCCACTTGTTCCTGATGTTGCCGATGCTCCTGACGCTCCTGATGAACCTGAAGTTCCCGATGTTCCACTTGAACCTGATGTTGCTGACGCTCCTGATGTACCAGCATTTCCTGATGCTCCTGAAGAACCACTTGTTCCTGTTGAACCTGAAGTTGCCGATGAACCTGCTGAACCTGATGTTCCCGATGCTCCTGATACTCCTGATGTTCCACTTGTACCTGAAGTTGCTGATGAACCTGCTGAACCTGAAGAACCACTTGTACCTGATGTACCGCTAGTTCCTGATGTTCTTGAAGCTCCTGATGTTCCATCAACACCTGATGTACCACTTGTACCAGACGAACCGTTTGTTCCTGATGTTCCTGATGTTCTTGAAGCTCCTGATGTTCCCGCAACTCCCGATGTTCCTGAAGAACCGTTTGTTCCTGAAGTTGCTGAAGAACCTGCCGAACCTGACGAACCACTTATTCCTGAAGTACCAGATGTTCCTGAAGTTGCTGAAGAACCTGCTGAACCTGATGTTCCTGACGCTCCTGATGTTCCTGAAGAACCTGAAGTCGCTGATGAACCTGCTGAACCTGATGTTCCTGACGCACCTGATGTTCCTGAAGAACCTGAAGTCGCTGATGAACCTGCTGAACCTGAAGAACCACTTGTTCCGCTAGTTCCTGATGTACCTGAAGTTGCTGAAGAACCCGCCGAACCTGCTGAACCTGATGTTCCTGAAGTTCCACTTGAACCTGATGTACCTGATGTACCGCTAGTTCCTGATGTTCTTGAAGCTCCTGATGTTCCATCAGTACCAGAAGTACCACTAGTTCCTGATGAACCATTTGTTCCTGATGTTCCTGATGTTCTTGAAGCTCCTGATGTTCCCGCAACTCCTGATGTTCCTGAAGAACCATTTGTTCCTGAAGTTGCCGATGAACCTGCCGAACCTGATGAACCACTTATTCCTGAAGTACCAGATGTTCCTGAAGTTGCAGATGAACCTGCTGAACCTGAAGAACCACTTGTTCCGCTAGTTCCTGATGTACCTGAAGTTGCTGAAGAACCTGCTGAACCTGAAGTTCCGCTAGTTCCGCTTGAACCTGATGTACCCGATGTACCGCTAGTTCCTGATGTTCTTGAAGCTCCTGATGTTCCATCAGTACCAGAAGTACCACTAGTTCCTGATGAACCGTTTGTTCCTGATGTCCCTGATGTTCTTGAAGCTCCTGATGTTCCCGCAACTCCCGATGTTCCTGAAGAACCGTTTGTTCCTGATGTTGCTGAAGAACCAGCCGAACCTGAAGTTCCACTCGTTCCTGAAGTCGCCGATGAACCTGAAGTTGCTGAAGAACCTGCTGAACCTGATGTTCCACTTGTTCCTGAAGTTGCTGAAGAACCTGAAGTCGCTGAAGAACCTGCTGAACCTGATGTTCCTGAAGTTCCACTTGAACCTGATGTTCCTGATGTACCGCTAGTTCCTGAAGTTGCTGATGAACCTGCCGAACCTGATGTTCCGCTAGTTCCTGAAGTTCCTGAAG